GCGTTAGCAGGATTACAAGGATAATTATATTCTTTCATCATAGCGTCAATTGCTAGGGTTGCCCTAACAGAGCCCTCTACTGGAAGTTTAGCTAGCTTACACTTCTCAAACTCGATTGTGTCATTTAGAGTGTTCAGTACTTCTGCGTATTCTTCACTATAGTTACTTTTTAGTGTATCTACTGCTAATTCTAATGCTTCAATTGTACTCATAGTTACTCCAGTCGCGCAAACTCGTCAAACACATAAACCAATATTAGCATCATTAATCCTTAGTAGAGCAAAATCTTCTAGCAAGCCTCTAACTTCAGCCCTTAGCATCGCAACCTCACTCGACAAACTCGCGAGAGTGGGTTCTTTAGATGTAGAATAGATATCAGCAGATACTAGCCCACCATTAATAGGGAGATCACTATTATGTAGCTCAGTACAGAATCCTTTATTAAAACTAACCTTTTCCATTATTATCCTTTAGTTGATTTCTAAGATATACAATCTCATTCTTTAAGTCTGCACACTCATTAGATAGATTAGCAATAACTATATCTTTTAGATCAGTTTTACGTTCTTTAAGTAACTCAGCGTAGGGATAAGTACCTTGTAAATCTTTAAGATTCATTAGTTTTCCTCAAATACGTGGTAGACTAGATCTGCTACTACTGTACCAATAAACTTACAGTTATTAGGTACTTTATAGCCCGTGAATACTGCGTAGATAACATACTGGTCTATAACCTCAGCTTCAGATGTATCCGCCCAAACTACTAGTTGGTTATTAGTCCAACCTGTAGCCATAATACGTGACCCTAGGGGCAGAGCGAGTAGGTTCTGGCCGTATTTAATTTCATATTTGTAAATCATATGTATGATTTTGACCCTAGGGTCAGAGTAGTTACTCCATTGTTAAAAAATTGTTTGTACGAGTATACCTTAAATTATTTTAGTATAGCTAGTCGTCCGTAGGTGCCTAAGTTGAGGGGACTTTGAAAATAGTTGCAAGTGCCTGAGAATTTAAAAGTTCATCATAAATTATTAAATTGTAATCCATACCACGTGGCTTAGCTTTAGTGCGAGTATACCTTTCAGCTTCGTCATTAGCTTTATTAACTTTATTAGCCTTATTAGCTTTATTAGCCTTATTAGCTTTATTAGCTTTATTAGCTTTATTAGCTTTATTAGCCTTATTAGCCTTATTAGCCTTATTAGCCTTATTAGCCTTATTAGCCTTATTAGCCTTATTAGCGCGGGTTGATGCCTTCGGCATAAGTTTGCTCAACTTAGGGTCGGACTTAGTAAACAAACTGTAAAAGTAGTCATTAAAACGCGAAGGAGTACTATACATTATCATATAGTTTCTACGCTTACCAGCATCACGCTGTTCTTTAGTAACTGACTCTTATGAAAGTCGTACATCAATTAACCTTTCTTTATAGTTCCTATTAGTACCGTATCCATAAGGTTGTGCAATAACCTGAGTACTACCAATAGTAACATCTACGTTAGAGTGAGTATGGCCGTGCAGAAAATAAGGGACGTTTTCTAACCCCTCAATCCACTCCCCCAAGTCATTAGCAAAATAATCATTAAGTGTACTAGTAACTCCATCTTTACCTAGATACTGTGGATCAATCGACTCTACGCAAGGTAGGAAATGAGTTACGATAACCTTCTTTAGTTTAATCTGCTCGTACATATGTTTAATGTACCCATAGTGCTGCCTATATAGATCAGCCGCATCCGCGGGAGTAAAGTAACGATTATCGAACTCAATCAGTTTAAAATCATTAATACCGCTCGCCGCTGCAAGCGCGCTAATAGGGTCGTTTCTGAAGTTTGTCCACAATGCGGCCCCAATAAAGGCAATAGACTTATCTTCTTCTGTTTCGCTAGGGATAGGTTTATCTTCCAGCTTTTTAGTAATTGGAGAGTAGTAAGTAACTCCGGGATTTAGAATCTTGATACTAGTATATCTAGACCAATCTTCTAGCTTTCTACAGGTATCATGATAGTTCTGCCTATAGAACTCATGGTTACCCATTGTATACACAATATTTGGCTGTTCTTCAGCAAATCGTTTTAGGTCACCCCAAACTGCACTAGCAGCTACATTAAGATCCCCTGCAATAACTAAGATATCTTCACCTTGAGTCTTATAAAGTTCTTTGTGTACCCCCCCTTCAAAATGAAGGTCACTCAACAGACGCAATATCATAGAAATACTCCAGCTACCAACTTAAATGTTACTTTAATAATTCCAAATACTATACCAAGTGTAAAACCTATAGCAGCACTCCCTAGAGCTACGTAGACTACTAAAACTATAAGTGTTTTAATTGATTTAATCATGGTAGCTCCACATATTGCCAATGAGTAATATTTTTATAGTTACTAAAACCATCCCACCGTTCTTCACCTAGTAGTACAGTATAGTGTGCGATATATAAATTTTCTCCATCAGTACATAATACTTCTGTACTAGTACTCCATTCATCACTAACTTTATATAGTTCTGGAAGACTATCTTCTACTTTAATCCAGTTATTCTTCATATTAAAATTCATAAGTAAAATGGATCCCACCACCCTTACTAGCAGCGGCTGGAATTAGACTAACACGAAAGTGCTCAAACTTAACAGAAGGAATGATCATTAATTGATTACCAGTAGCATAACCATTAACAACTCCTACCATAACGTCAACTGGACCTACTATATGCTTAAAGTTATAGGCCACGTAACTAGACCTATTACTGTAACTATTATAGTACGTTCCTACTATATAGTTATTGCAGTTAGCGTAGATACCGGGATTAGTTTCGTTATAGTGTGCGTCTCGGTTAAAGTGGTACGTAGCAATATGTAGCCCTATTGCCAAGGCTGTGCAAGTGATCATATTATTTCCTTTTCAATAGTCTATTATAAAACAAAAGGCTCGAAGATTCAAGTAAAAATACTTTTATCTTCGAGCCCCTAGGTTACATTAGACTACGATTTTGTAGCCACTCTCTAAAGTTATTCGACCAGAAATTTCCATACTTATCTATATGAGTACTCCCTATAGGCCATTCATCATATAGATCCCAATTATCTCTATCATATACTAGCGGACTAGCCTGATGCTCGAATGGGCTAGCATGGAATGGTTTCATATTAACAAGCCTATCGTAAATAGCATCTGCCTTTTCTAGACTAAGATCATTCTTACGGTAACTAACTTGGGCACAACAAGATACACTAAGTCGTTTAGCTTCATCTAGTGTGTATAGAACGTCACCCACGCTATACGTCAGCTTATCACCTACTCGTTCTAGGTGAATATAAGGTAAGTGCCATTCACCCTCTTTTAGCTCAAGTGGTTCGGACCCAATATGCTCAACCCACATAGCTTTAGCAAGTTCTTGAATCTCAGGTTGAGCGTCTGGGTGGGCCCTCAACTCGTACCAATTACTCCATTCAGTTGAAGTGACAATAGTTTTCATATGACTAAATGGCTCAGTAATACGATTTGCTGCTTGCTTTGCTAGACCTAATTCTGCTAAAATATTAGAGAACTTAACTGCTGAATGCATAGCCTCTAACCAGATAAAGTGACACTCATTAGCGTCATCTTGTTCTAGTTCTTGTCCCGCTTGCATTCCTGCCTGATTCTTACCCCAATGAATAGGCATAGCAGGGTTACTTTGAATATTATTATTCATTGTCTTAATAGGGATAGCCCTACTAGACGCCGCATTACGTGAAAAGACTCTATGTGTCATCAGTTCGGAATGGATGAATCTATTATAGATAAGTTCAAAGGTGGTAATACGTACCCCATTAGCAATAGAGTCTTGAAGGATAGTTGCTGAAATTGTCATTTAGTTGCGATAATATAAGTACAAGCGACTGCCATAGCCGCGGAAAGGGCATACAGAATGTAGGAGGCGTCACTACGTATAAAGGTTAGTAACTTATTCATGTAGTACAATTGGTTGCCATTCAATAACATAGTCTAGGGGGTATAGATAGTCTCGCACTATCCAAGTGGTTTTACCATCATACGTTTGAAGAATACCAATCTCAGGTACCTTAAATCTAGTAAGTACTAGTACTGCTTCACTAGATTTCCACCCTACAGTGATAGGTTCTAGTTCTGGCAGAATACCGGTTGAAGCTCTAATCCATGAGTCTTTCATTTAGTTAATATTGTGTTGCAACAATAACCTATATTAGATTGAAAGAAAATGCATTTAATATTTCCATATTGCTCTACCCAGTACCCGTCAGAATGCTGGTAGTAATCAGTTAGCTTCATTGTTTCTAGAATATACGTATATGACATTATGGTGCGTAGAAAGTATGGTTACCAATAGTAACACCCTGTTTAAGTTGCTTTCTCCAACTAGGCTTAACAGACGTATTATGATAGTGAGTAGCAGTAAATTCCTCATTACTATTATACGCTAAGATTACTGAGTCAATAGACTGTTGGTCATATACAATACTTTTATACTTTGAAGTCCAACTAAACTGATTCTTAGCGTAAATTACACCACACGCTGTATTAGGATATTCTTTTATACTCATTCTATTCATAACTACTCTAGTTACTGCTACTTGACCATCAACTGACTCACCCCGCGCTTCGCGATATACATTAGTAGCCATACAAATTAATTCTTTATATGATGGAAGTCTTGGTATACTAAAATCTACTAAATGCCTAGGCAAGCATAGGCTCAACGCTAGTATCCACCGCTTCAACAAGTGCCAGTACCGCACCCTTCGGTTTGGCCTCCATCTTTACTATCTGAATCGCTTCCGAATATGTTAAGTTGTTCGGGAGTTCCCAGCACGCTAGTTTCTTGTTTAGCATTGTATATAGCTTCATTTACTTCTTTCTTTAGTTGATTAATTTCAATATCTTTAAGGTTTAGCTGTTCAAATAGATGTGATACATGTGCCTGATTTTGTTGTACCACAATATTATTAGCCTGATTAATATCTAGCATCTGTTTTAGTGCTTTTGATGCTCTAATCATTAATGATGTAGGTGCTCGCTGAATCTGTTCACCTTTATCATTATACTCTATGATTGGTGCATTTAATTCGTTTATTAGATTATTCACGTAATTCCTCTCTTAATGCTTTATTATACACGTTTTAATATGAAATTTCAAGCCTAAATTTCTTTGTATTTGTTAGTTATGTGGTAAATAACTAACAAATTTATAGATGCTGCGCCAAACGCAATATTAGGCAATAAAATTTTAGACTCGACAACTAAGTACTTAAGTGGTATAATAGTTTCATCATTTTTAGGATACCTATGTCTATTACCCATACCTACCTTAAAGAACTAGAGACACTAGTTCTAGATACACTACTTCCAAGTTATATTAAGTATCAAAAGAGTTTGGGAAATACTAATCCTTTAAAAGACATCCACCCTAACCTTCTTTCACAAATTCGCCTAAAACGTGAATTACCTTCCCTTCTCAAACCTTAACTCATGAGTAATCCCAAAACAATTTATATTAGTACAGATGATGGTATGGTACCTATTCTAGACCGTAGAGCCTTTAGTAGAGAACGATGTTCTGATATTCAAGAACTTAGTAATACCGCACTTGATAAGCAAGTTAGTGGTGATCACTATAAGAAACTAAAGATACAGCCAGTAGAGTATATACATGCTAATAACATACCTTTCTTAGAGGGAAACGTTATTAAGTATGTTACTAGATGGAAAGATAAAGCAGGAATTCCTGACCTAGAAAAAGCTAAACATTGTATTGAGTTACTGATTGAACTAGAGACTAAGAATGTATAATAAATTGAACGATGCATTACTGCACACAAGAGAAGACTTTGCCACAGTATGCAATCAACTCAGGATAGATCCTGAGTGGGCCGATATAAGTCTACTAGGTGTAGTAATGTGCGATAATTGCGGAATGTGGGAAAATAGAAATAGTGCATATACTAAGCAAGATGGTACAGTATTCTGTAAAGCATGTGACTTTCTAGAAGATGCAAGATTTTAGAGTTGAATTGTATCCTGAAAAGCATTATAATTAATACTTAAACGGAGAATATAATGGATTCAGAGTATAAGTATACTACTAATTTCTCTTGCCAAGACGAAGAAGACATCCTAGAATTTTATAGGACAGGTTCCCATATTAGTGATTTATCGGAATCGTATGGGATCTCAGTCTATCGTTTGAAAAAATTCCTAGCTAATGAGCCTAAACTCCAACCTCTAGGATATGTATGGCGTTCACTATTTCCATCAGGTAAGAGGCCCTAATTACTTCTGGCGTTCGTCTAATGGATAAGACATTAGGTTTCTACCCTTTTGATAGCAGTTCAATTCTGTTACGCCGGACCAACTAATTAAATATCATGATTTACGATTCACCTTTATTCTCAAATAAGCATAACTTAGAAGTAGCAATTGGTAGTATTCATTTTAATGAGGGAGTTATCAAAAATCTTCGCGAACAGATTAAGAATTTACGTGAAGCACTATCCTTCTATGTAGAAGATCAGACAATATACTTTAACCAATATAAACACTTATCATGAGCACATACACACCAGACGCATGGGTTATACTAGAAATCAACTCAGTTGAACACGGAAAATGTAGGAAGATTCTAGCTGGATGGTTCGGTGGATATCTTAGCGGAGATTCTTGGAAACTTAGTTCAGGCAACTTACCGGAACATATTGAAGATGGTTATATCATATTTCCTCAAGAATCAGGCTCAGTCTACTGCTGTCACATAAATAGTGAACGGCTATCTAACATAACAGCTAGTCAGCTAGCATATTGGCGCAAGAACCTTCCTGAAGGGGCCTCGATTAATCTTATTAAGTATGCCAATTATTAAGGGCATTGATAGAAGTTCAGTAGCGTATAACTCTTGTAGAATCTGTGACTCTAGTATAGAGTACTATTCTTCAGAGATTCAGCAGTTTAATCATATAAACTATGCTAACATTGCTACTGAACAATATTATGTTATCTGCCCTAAATGTGGTAATCATGTTAATCTTTACAGTAAACAAAATTGAGACTTGATTGTTCATCTAAAACATTGTATAATTAATGCTTAAACGGAGAATTAATATGTTACCAAACGAACAAGATTATGATGACTTTCAAGACTTCCTTGATTATAAAGATAGTTTAGCACAGTAAATTTAGACTTGAATGTCTCGCTAAAACGCTGTATAATTAATGCTTAAACGGAGAATATAATGGCTTTAGCATATTCAAAACAGTTCTTAGTTGATGCCTTTATGAGCCGCTATTCAGCAGTACTTACACCAGATAAACAAGATTCACTAGCTAAAATGGCTAGTGATCTATACGATTCTAAAGGTAAGGACAAATTTCGTGTATACGCATCACTAGATGCTGATGCTATTAAGGTATATAGGGCAAATAAAAAATAGACTTGCGCAGAGCAAGTAAATGATGTATAATTAGTGTATCAAAAGAAATAATAAGTTTAAACTCAGCGGATAATCCTGCAAAGCGTACCACCTAGGCCTAAGGCAATATAAATTGTCGAAACATTATTAAAAGGGCGCACCGCAGACCGCTGATTTTTCTTACTTGAAAAGTCTTTTGAAATTTGATATAATTATTGCTTAGAAAGATTAGTAAAGTGCCAAGGCTAATTGCTGTTGGCTAGATATTCCATAGATTATGGTTTGCATTAGTTTACCTATGTGTAGGCACCACGAGTAGTAGTACAGCAATTCTACCAAAGTTAACCCTAATCCGGTAAATTAATTCTATAACTGAGTTTATCGCATATCGTTTGGCGTTTTACTAATAGTTTTTATGGAGTCTTGGGTGAGTGGTTGAAACCGGCAGAATATAATAGCGTAGTTTAACGGTAAAACGGCGGATTTATATCCCGTAAGCAACAGATAATTGGTTCATATAGGTTCGATTCCTATCGCTATTACCAGATAATTTGTCACATTAGTTTAATGGTTAGAACATTCGGTTTTCATCCGAATAATAGCAGTTCAATTCTGCTATGTGACTCCAAAATATCACTAAGAGATTAAGATCAGACCAATAGTAGAGACTATTCTACTGCGGTGCTTAACAACTGATAGTCTAGCGTGGATTTAGCTAGACATCATAATTAAGTAATCAAACTTTAGCACTTGTGCCGTATTTGTAGAATGATAATCTGCTACTCGCTAGTTAATCGCAGTAAAGTTTAATTGATTACTTAATTATGGGTAGAGAACTAAGTGCGGGCGTGATGTAATTGGTAGCCTTCGGTGCCTTAGAAGCACCGGTCCTTGTGGCGTGCTGGTTCGACCCCAGTCGCCCGCACTTAGTTCTTTCTTAAAATTAACTTAATAATTCCGGGTTGGCGTAACTGGCAGCCGCATTTGATTTAAACTCAAATGTCCGAAAGGACGTATCAGTTCGATTCTGATACCCGGAACCAACCTACACTAAACCATGAAATACTTTAACACAATCACAGCAATTAGCGTAGGTCAAGTATCTGATAATCCAGTATATGGAGAAGTTATTCATATTAAACTAGAAGATGAGTGTGGTGGAGCATTTCTAGTATTTGAACAAGATGGTTCAGATGATAAAGTTAACGAAGTACGTATTTGCTTTGATGAATGGGAAAATATTTGTCACGCAGTTGCTGCTCTACGTAATCAAACCTTAGTTAAATAAATATGGTTAACTATAAAGAACACTGTGACATTATTTTAGCAAACTTACTAGGCCCAAGACTTCTAGCAGAAAAGTGGTGGAATAGTCCTAATAAAGCATTAGGTAATAAGAAACCTGTGGAAGTTGATATTAGAGAAGTATTTACGTATCTGTATAGTCAAGTATAGCAATAAAAATTTACACTTGCTTCGCGACTTCCAAAGTGTTATAATTATTACTTAGACACAGAGATAGATGATACTCTGACATACAACAATACATCCCCAGATTCGTCGCTCTGGGTTAATAAAAGACTAATCAGGGATTAGTGAAATGATATCACATTGCGTTTGGGACGCTAAAGCGGAAGTTTGATTCTTCCATCCTTGACCATTAATCTTAGTGCTTATTTAGTAGTAAACACTAAGATTAATGGGCTTTGGGACTGCATGGCGTGGTCGCCTGCTTTGCAAGCAGGATTTCAGGTGTGTTCGATTCACACAAGGTCCACCAAACAACAAAGCCACCACATTAGGCAATTAAAGCCGTCGTGTCGTAGATTGTAAAACCTGTCTAATTAAGTTCTAGACACAGGATAAGTAACCTGTACTAATATAAGGGTTCCTATGCTTAATCATAATACACAAAGTACAATAAATACATAAGATACCCTTATTCTATTTAGAACAGGGAGCTTCGGTTCCCTTTTCTTTTGCTAGAACGTATATGTCAATGCTTCACCAAGAGCTAGTATCCTTGGTACTATTTGAGTCTACATACTAGGTGGTCCAAGTTAATATTCCTGTGATGGGAGAAGTGAGCATTGACATATACGCTAGGAATATAATGAAAAAATCTATTAAAGAAAAGAAACTTAGGGCATACCGTTCCTATATAGCTACGTGGGAGCGTAAACGTTTAGCGTCTATGCTAGAATGGTTTAAAGAACTATTTTATAGTTACGCCTAATATGTGGTTATTTACTACAAATATACCTAATATAGGTATTCCTATTAAAGTATTTCTCAGTCAGTGGGTTGAAGCCGCTAACTCGGACGAAATGTATCAAGTACCTAGAAAAATCTAAACTTGAATCTCTAATAAAAACATTGTATAATTAATGCTTAAACGGAGAATATATGAAGTATATTAAAGGTTTAGAAAAAGCACTAAAAAAGGCAATTGCCGAACAAGACGAGCATCCACTTAGTGGGTCTGCTTACCGTAAGGTAGCGCTATTAAAGCGTCTTATTGAAGAACAATATAGGATTAAAGATAATGCAAGCCCATGAAGCGATTACTCTATTAGAATCATTAGACCCTAGTCATGAGGTAACTCTTACTATTGGACGTAAAGCTAAAACTAATATCTGGCCTCAGTTATCTCAGCATAACTGGGTACTTGGACGAGATCAATGGGTTGATAGAAACCCTCTAGTTTACAAGAACGATATTACTTGTAGTAAGCTAGTACATTAAGTTTACGGTATAATATACTTGTCAGTGTAGTCTGGAACGGATTGATAAACCGTGAGTATATTATACCATATTTAACAGTATTATTAGTTATTGAAACCCACGAGAACAAACCCTCGCGCAGAAGTAATTCTAGTATCGTTGAACGTCGTTAGTGCGGGCTTTAGTACTGTTAAATATGATAGGTGGGTAGGCTTAAAAGTAGCCATATTCAGGAGTCATGACCTGAAGAACTCATAGTCTTATAATTGGATAATAAAGCACCCCTTTTCGGAGCTAATACAGGTTCGAATCCTGTCACATGAGTTCACTATATTTAAGAATACTAAGGACTGGCTTACTACCTAGGGCCCTATGAAGTAAGACTCCTAAAACCTATATACCGCTTGATATATGCATAGCATCTAAGTATATAGTAAGGTTGAAAGATAGTAGTATTCTTAAATATGATTTTTAACAAGGAACTAAATGTATAAGAACCCTGACTCAGATACTCAAGCTAAACGCGATCATGATAAAGCAGAAAAAGCTGCTGCATCTGCTCGTTTGAAGAAAAACGCTGAGTATAACCGTGCTCGCAAGTAACCTACTTTTAGTAGATTATTTTACCGAGTTTTATAAAAGTATGGTAGCCTACCCTGCCAACTATTTATCTACGCTTAGTACAGAAGCTAAAGCTAATAAGCAACTATATGAAGATGCTTTTAGTAAATTTACTAAACAAGTAATGGAAGTCAAATGAAAGAATTGTTCAATATTTTACGATCTTGGTTTAAAGAGAAACCATCTCTAGATGAATGGGTTAATGCTCACGAACCTACTTCAATTACAGAAGTTGAACATCTAGAACGAACTTACGAACAGTTTCTATCGACTAAGACTTATTAATTACTGAGGTGTGGTGTAGCAGAAAACACAACAGACTTTGACTCTGTCGTCTCAGGTTTGAATCCTGACACCTCTGCCCTTAAATTTTCTTTGCTCCGGTAGACCTAAGTATGGACATAGGCGAGACTGTTACTCTCTGATTAAATTGGTTCAACTCCAATTGCCGGAGCAAAGCGAATTTAAACTTGAATCTATCAATTAAATTTGATATAATTATTACTTAGAAAGTTCATTAAAGATTAAACTCTGGCTTCTGCAGAAGTAATATGAAACAGCTACGATATAGTATCATACCGACTAATTACCCGTATGGACTATTGATGCTGAACGGTGTATTAAGGTAATACCTTGTTAAACCCATTAGAATATGCACAGAGTCTAATCTTTAATTAAGGAAACCTATGATAATCAAAACATATGCAGACGATGGAATGGCCCATACTTTAGAAACTACAGAGGTATATGGCCCGTCTCATATTCATGAGACGGGGGTACGTTCATTTACCCATTCAGATGGTTGGACTATTACTGGCCTTATTCATGAAAACTACTATATGTGGGTGAATGATTTTACAGCATACCACATAGACTATGGTACAGTAGCAGGGGACTTTGAGTATGAGGTAACTGCTACCTCAGAAGAAGGTTTAGCAGATTTTATAGAAAAGCATGGCCCACGTGTATGGGACTATGGAGATATTTAAGAATTAGCATTTACAAGTTTGTAGATGCTTACATACGCTAGACTTTAGAATTGGTTAATGATCTGACCTACTAACTATAAGCTAGGAGTATCCAGCCTCGAAAGTATGGTAATCTAGTGTTGATAGCACTAAACATGGGTAAGTGCTTAAACTGGTAGTCAGTCCAGTATACTTTATCAGTAGACCCCAGCAAAAATAATATGACTTCTCTAGCAGGAATCGGTAGTAAGTCCGAACATAAATAACATAGCATTAATTCAAGCTCTAAAGGTAGCCAGCCCTTGTCCAAACTCGAAGCTTCAAGTATCTTAATAGAACTTGAATTAATATATTTAGGGTATACTAATTCAAGTTATTATTTTGGACGGTTGGCAGAGTGGCCGATTGCAGTTCTTTGCTAAAGAACCAAGTTACCTAAAGTAGCTTCCTGAGTTCGAACCTCAGACCGTCTTCCAGTTAAATACTGCACCTTAGCTCAATGGTAGAGCCTTCCTCTGATAAAGGAAAGACATTGGATTGTAACCAGTAGGGGCAACCAGATAGTTAAATGCGGGAATTCAGGGTATAGGCAAGTCTCATAAATTCCGCCTAGACGCTTCGAGTGCGTCTCCCGTATCCAATTAGGAAAGTAATGCAGCGGGGTTGGTCCTGCGACTGGCCTTGAAAACCAGGTTCTTAGAAATAGGATGGGGTTCGACTCCTCTGCTTTCCACCATAATTAAGTGCACTCTGGTTAGTAAGCAGGCGGCCGACTTAGCCTACGTAAGTGAAACACCTATATCCGTACTAGGTTACTTAATTATGGTAATATACTAACTACACGGGAACCCCGATAATCTGGCTCCTGTACTAGTGTTGATGACAGATAGGCCCGGAAGAAGGGGTTAGTTTCCTGGTTCGATTCCAGGTATTACCATTTCAATTTATAGTAGGTTGGCCGAGTGTTTAGGCGTCTGGACTTCAATCCTTACAAGGTTAGTTAAAATCTAATACCTACTTTTACTTATAGACGAAAAGGCTTAGCGGCCCTGCTAGTACCGTGAATACTAGATAGTCTTTTTCTTTCACGGAGAATATAATATAAAATGACAATAGGAATTTACTCACTTTATTGGTGGGAGCAAGATTTAGTGTATATAGGTCAATCACAGAATATTGAGGAACGACTTAGACAACATATTAACTCTCTTAAAAGAGGTTCACACTATAATTATAAACTACAAAAATCTTATAATAACTACGGAACCCCTACCTCTTATGTTTTAGAGGAATGTAGTATAGATAGGTTACTACCATTAGAACTATGTTGGTGTAAAGAATTTAATGCCTTAAGTCCATCAGTAGGCCTTAATATAGCAGAACCTGGTGTAGTCGGAAGTGGTACAGGTACTAATCATGGTAGTTCAAAATACTCAAGAATTACAGTATTAAGAGTGTTTTCTCTTTTATATAAAACGGAGTTAGCCCTAGGAGTAATAGCTAGTATTACTATTACTAATACAAATATACATTTAGCAGGGCATATAAAAAGTGGTTTCTCACATTTATGGTTAAAAGATTCTTATCCTAAGCAATACCTCTTAATGCAAAATAGAGTTAATTCCTCTAATATAGGGCAATTTCATAGAAATTCTTTTAAGCATTCAAAAATAACAATATTAAGAATATTTTCTTTACTGTATAGAACCAACCTATCCATGAAACGTATAGGCGAAATAACTAATACTAATGAAAAATTAGTAAGCCACATTAAATGTGGAGATAGACATACTTGGGTACACAATTCTTATCCGGAACAATGTAAAGTAATGCGTAGTATACGTCCCAATATTCTTCGCAGTATTAAAAACTAAAGGACTTCATGAGCAAAAATAGTGATGATGATTATCTAGAGAATATTATTCTAGGTAAACCAGGTAAGATTCCTCCTAAAATTCTAGCAAAGATGCATGAGTTCTATGTTTCAGGACCTATTACCGGACCAGAAGACTATGTGGAAGACTTTGATACTATTCGTCATCTAACTGAAGAGGATGAAGTAAAGATTTATCTAAATTCATGTGGCGGAGTTCTTGCAACAGCTATTCAATGGATGCGTGTACTAGCAGAAACAGCTGCACATGTTACCGTATCGGTCGAAGGAGACTGCATGAGTGCAGCTACTATGATCTTCCTATCTGCTGATAGGTTTGAGATTAGTCCTTTCTCAAGTTTCATGGTTCATAACTACTCCGGTGGAGTTGGGGGTAAGGGGCATGAAATATATGGACAAGCGCAGTACGAACGTAAATGGTCAGAGAATCTTCTACGTGAAGTGTATAAGCACTTTCTAACAGAAGCAGAGATTATATCTGTTCTAGATGGAAAAGACTTATGGATGGATGTAGAGGAACTAGTTTCCAGAATGGAACAACGAACAGTCCTGCTTCAACAAGAAGCTGACTTAGAAGAAGCAACTAAACCTAAACCTGAAAGTGAATAATTATGGCCTGTAAACCAAAGAAATCCCCTATGCCAATGGATACACCCACACCTGGTAAGAAACCAAAGAAACCAGCTGGTTGCTAATTATATAGTCGTTATGCTCATAGCATAAAAAGACGTAAGGGCAATGTGAAGGCCCCTGTACTATACGGTAGCGTATAGTCTAAAGCTGAGCGCGATCAGCACAACTCTTTTGGGATTATCAGACTAAATCCCTACTAGCTCCGGTTTTGTTTATACCGAAGAGTACACGGCGGTATATAGTGGTTAATCCATGGGTATACTGGGAGCCTAACATAAACAATTTCTCTCTTTAGCATAACTGAATAATGCACTTCGCTACGAACGAAGAGACTGAAGGTTTGAGCCCTTTGGGATAGGCCATATATAAACGTAGTAAGAGGATAGATAGTCGCGACTTCGCTAGGGTTACTGGAGAGCACTACGTTTATATATGGCAATTAACTTTAAACAACTAAAAGACCCTAAACTTGCGCTAACCGACATATTGAGCTTTGGCAAGCTAAAGGGTTGTCGAGTTTGCGACATTATAGAAGAGCATTATGAATACCTAATCTTCCTAGATAAGCAGGGTATCGTAAAATATCAGGATATAGTTTTAGAAACTATTAAAGAGATAGCTGGGTATAAGAACTGGGAACCTCCAGAAAAACCCGTAGAATCATATAAACCTATTAGTTATACATTTGACGATAGTTGGACGGATGACGTGCCCTTTTGATATGGTGACAATAGTGTAATGTTAGCACTTCGCTCTGTGAAAGCGACAGATAGGGATAGAAACCCGTTGTCACACCACTAAATTCGCACTTGATTATCTCGCTTAAACTTGTTATAATTATTCTATGAAAACAGAAACCATATATAAGCAACATAGGTTAGTTAAAGGCTCTAAGGCTTTAGAATTATTCCTTATCTGGAAATCTTCTAAAGACGATAAAGAGGCTAAAGTTAATCGTAAGAAGTTCGAAGACCACTTTAAAAGCGTACTAGATACATATGAAAAAAGTCTTTAATATTGGTAATGTTAACCCAAAGATGGGAACCTCACGAGTTACTACTAGACCTCCTAGTCTATCAACCCCTGGCGGTTCTACAGCTTTGAAAGAAGTAATGCAATATACAGGAATAGAAATGGTTGGTATTGCTATCATCCACAAAAGTTGCTTGCAACCAGTATTTTCAGTTGCAGCGGCTACAGAAACTGCCCAGATGAGGCGGTAAGAATAATGCGGGATTGGTATTTTTAGATCTAGAATTTTGTACTTGTAGTTTCGAGTCTATTAGTGTATAATTATACGTATACAATAATAGGAGTAATAATGGAATTATTAATAAGTCATAAATTAGGACTAAGCCCTTCTCAAATCTTAAAAAAAGAAAATTAGAGGACTGTCTGGGTATACAGTACTAGATTTAATAAGAGCTTTAATATCAACTAGCTCAATAACTGAGGCTGCTACTAAACTAGAATATACAGACAATCCTATAAAACAGTCTATAAAACAAATACTAATACCGATTTTTCCTGATAGGAGCTGCACATTCGCTAACAGTACTTCTAGTCACCCATCTTGGAGATTAACCTTATTATCTACAATACAATACAAGTACTGTAATACTTGTAAGACTATAAAAGCTTTCTCAGAATTTCATAATAATAAATGTATAGTAGATGGATTAGAGAGTGAATGTGCAGTATGTAAGAACTTACGCAATACACAAGATAAGATACATATAGCAAAAAGAACCCCTAAATGGTCGGAGTCCTTAGCTATATCCAATTTTTATAACTTATGCCCTAAAGGCTACCACGTAGATCATATTATACCATTAAGAGGTATAAAAGTATCAGGGCTTCATGTTATAAGTAATTTACAGTACCTATCTGCTTATGATAATATATGCAAAGGTAATAGGTATATAGTAGAGTAATGCATCTTTAGTTTAATGGTAAAACACCTTCCTTCCAAGTAGGTATCATCAGTCCGATTCTGATAAGATGCTCCAAATAAATAGACCCTTAGCTCAGTTGGTTAGAGCGACGTCTTTACGTGGCGTATGTCAACCGTTCAAGTCGGTTAGGGTCCACCAAAATTACGCAGGTTTAAGGCGAGAGCGACTGAGGAAAAGTTTCGCAAACTACAGTAGTGAGGCGTCCACTTAGTAGTATCCTAATCGGTAGTTCGAATCTATCAACCTGCTTCATATTTTAACTAAATAAACATGAGTTCAATTCTCATAGCGGTTATATCACCGTTTAGTTTATCCCAGTAAAACACTTTAGTTAAAAGAACACATATCGAAACCCCTGGACGAATATGTATTGTGGGTGCCACATCACCATCGTCGAAATAGATACCTAGTTGCAACTAGGGCTATTGGTTTAGTACTTATTTATACCTGTGAATACGTATAGCAGGTATAAATAAGTACTAAACCAATAGTGCGTTCGTATAGAGGTTATTACTGCGATTGTCTATCCACTTACTAGAGTTCTAGTCCCTCAATGCATTGCCATATTGCTAGCACGTAGGTAAGGAAAGTAAACGGAGAATGGGAAACAGTACTTGAGATACTGTGGATACCTCACCGGCCTACAACTTATATAAGCCACCTTGAGTGGCTATTTTTATTATGTCTAATATATTTCTATCAAGTGACTTACATTTAGGTCACGCAGCAATCCTTAATTTTAAGCGTAGTGACGGGGTTACTTCCTTACGCGTCTTTGAAGACGTTACGCATATGAACGAATATATTATTATGCAACATAATCGTGTAGTACAACCATCAGATAAGTGGTACTGTTTAGGCGATATTGCCATGAATAAGAAGTTTTTACCTATTCTTAGTAGAATGAACGGGGAAAAGATTCTTATCAAAGGTAACCATGATCTAGATAAGGCAAGTGAATATCTAAAGTATTTTAAGGATATTAGAGCAGTCCATCAGCTAAACGGATTTATTCTTAGTCATATTCCTATCCACCCAAATAGTTTATCTAGATGGAAAGGATGCATACACGGCCATTTACATAGTAACGTAGTAACATTAGGCGATACCCTAGTACCAGATACTAGGTATACTAATGTTAGCGTAGAGTGCTTAATAGATTATACTCCAGTATCCCTAGAAGAAGTAAGTACACTAGTAAAAATTCAGACTTGAATCCGCTTCTTAAATTTGCTATAATTAAATCTGGAAATAAGTAGTAACCAATTAGGGTTCATAGCTTAGTGTCCTAAAGCAGGGTACTCATAATGCCTTGATCGTTGGTTAGAATCCAACTGAACCCACCAACTAACCAAGAAAGACTATAAATGAAATTTTACATTGCACGAGCCAGCGAAGACCAACTTGAAAGTGGAGACCTTGATCTATTTGAATCATCTGAAGGGAGCCTCTATAACTATGAAGTAGAATTTGACGGTGAAACCGTCCGGCTTACTGACACAATTGGACGTATGGTTCCATTTGATGTAACTGAACTAGATACGCTTATTCAGATGCTATCTCGTATTAATAGTTTCTACAAAAATACTGAAAGTGCAAATGCCTTCCTCTACAATCGCCTTATTGAAGGCTCAGAACCTTTCTAATCCAATACCTGGATTACTAGAACTAATTCCATACTCTGAATCTCTTTTAGACGTTGCTCTACTAGACGATTTAACTATGGTAATGTTAAAGTGTGGGTATAAATCAGTAAGTAATAGTCTAGTAGTTATACTATTACTAGACTTAGCTAAGGTAAAATTAATTAAACTGCAAGAAGTAACCTTCCCCTCTATTTTAGGGAAAGCACTTTTAATTCAAAGGAATATCGATGGCAAGCAAGGGTCGTAGCAAGACTGCAGAAAATAACTCTGCACAATATAAGAGTTCAAAACGCTGGGAAACTAATCGTAAACGTAAACTTGAGCGCGTTCTAAAAGAACAGCCAAATAACGAACAGATTAAATCGGCTATGAAAAGTATGGTTTATCGGCGTAAGACTCCAAAGACTAATGAATGGTCACATACCTGGATTCATACAGCAAAACTATTTAAGTTATTCTGTGGTAAGTTTGACCGTCAGATTATGAGTTCAAACGATAAAACCGCTCAAGAAGTTATGCATACGTCTAGGAAAGAAAACACCTTTGTTATGCCAGTAGGTCGTGATAAGAGCATGTTTTCTATCTTAAATCGTGCTAATATTAATAGTTTCCATAGTTAATGGAAGTATTTCTATTATACGTACTATTTGCGGTAACTACATCACTAACTTCTATCTATGAGTTAGTGATACCAGTTATTTCACTTCGTAAAACTGAGAACTTACCTACTCTACAGCTATATATTCTATACCCAGTATTTGTAGTACTCAATACTATTATTGCCCCATTAGTATTTCTTAGCTGTATTGTACCCTCTTTTGGTGAACGTTTCCGTGTTGCACTATATAACGGGCTATACCCTAAGGAATAAAATTTTAGACTTGATTAGTTTGATAAATCCCTGTATAATTAACGCTTAAACAGAGAAAATATCATGAACATCATTACATTCAAATATACTAAGGCTAATGGTTCCGTATCTGAACGGGTGCTTTCACCAGTAGTCAAGCCCTCTACTAATTACGAAGGTACAGATATTACTGAACTTGGCGCTGAAGATCAGGTTATGTACGTTCAAGCACTGGGCAAACTTCGTGATGAATACCTAGCTAAAGTTAACCAACTTAACTTTGACTTTGATGTTGAAAACCACTATCGCTGCTTTAATGCAGATAAAATGTCTGAAGTGATTATGGAGATGGTTTAGTATTGTTTGTGGATAGTGATCTACTTAGGTAAACTGATAGTTTACGCATATACACAGTTTATGACAGGGTTCTGCATAAAAACCTAGTCTTTGCTCTTGAAACATTTAATAGATGATGTCCTGTCTTGTAAGCAGGCGAAGTCGGGGCAGTACCGGACTGGAGCACCAAGAATATATACTTGAATTATCAATGAAAATATTGTATAATTAATCTTTAAACAACAAATAGGAAATTAAATGGCAACTTGGACCGAAGAATTGAAGAAGCAAGCAATTGATACGTATATGGCGGGCGGACCTACAGAAGAGAATTCTGTTGAATTGGTAAAAGAAATTGCTGATGATCTTGAAATGTCTGCTAATGGAGTACGTCAAGTACTTAGTCAGGCTAAGGTTTACGTCAAGAAAGGCGCAGCAACTACGACTACAAAGTCGGGTGCTAAGGGTACTGGTGATAAGGCTCCACGAGTTTCTAAGGAATCTCAGATCGCTGAACTTAAGGAACTTATTGAGTCTAAGGGTAAAGAAGCCGACGATGAGATTCTATCGAAATTAACTGGAAAGCTTGCAAGCTACCTGGTTAGCGTATTTTCTTAAACAAAGGCAGCCTAGGCTGCCTTTTTGCATGGAACAAAAATGAAACTTTGTAAAGACTGTAATTACTTTAGAGCCCCTATTGCTGCACTTAGTGTTGCTAAATGTTCTCATCCAACCTCAGCTACTACCACTAATATAGTATTTGGATATATTGTTTGGTATAGTTGTAAAGCAATGCGTGAATCTACAGATACTACTTCATGTGGTCCTAACGCCCAGTACTACGACCCAATTTCTCCCCGCGTCTAACCCAATAATTTCATATGCTATTCACAGTTTACACACAGCCTAGTTGCACTTTTTGCGAACAGGCAAAGTCCCTTATTAAGTCTAAAGGACATACCTATCAGGAAGTAACTCTTAATGTAGGGCAGAAGCAAGAAGAGGGTAAAACATACATACCACTTACTCAATTTAAGACTAAGTTTCCTAAAGTTAAGTCAGTACCTTTAATTGTAGAAGGTAATACTATTATTGGTGGATTTGATCAGTTGAAAACCTTTCTTAGATATGATTAAATAGACTTGTTTTCCGTCTATTTATAGGATATAATATATCTTTAAAGGAAATAATATGAGACTTTGGCTATTAACCCAAGTAGAACATTGCGGGTATGATACACATGATTCAGTAGTTGTTGCTGCAAAAACTGAGGAAGAAGCACAACTTATTAATCCAAACGGTGAATGGGGTCGTAGGTGGACAAGTTGGGCAAGTACTCCTGATGCCGTTAAAGTAGAATACATTGGTGAAGCAGTTCTAGGAACAGAAGCAGGTATTATTTTAGCTTCTTTTAATGCGGGTTAACTAAATGGCAACTAAACGCGTAAAAAATGAGAACGAACGGCTTGACGATGCTCATATAGAGCGCGTTATTGCTATGCTTGAACCAGCCGAAGGTACTAAAGCGAGCAGCAAAAAAGACTGCTGCCAAGTACTAGGTATCTCCTACAATGTTACAAGACTTGCTGCTCTTATTGAAAAGTATAAAGAACGTCAGGTTTATGAAGTTAAGCGTCGTACTGAGCTTCGTGGTAAACCTGTAACTCCAGATGAAACAATTTATATAATTGGAGAATATCTTGAAGGAGCAACAATTGACTCAATCAGTAACTCTACATTTAGACCAAGTGGATTCATCAAAAGAGTCCTTGAAGACAATGCTGTCCCAATTCGGCAATCTAGCCACGACTATTTCAGACCCGAACTTATACCTGATGGAGCTACGCGTGATCGCTTCACAGTTGGGGAACTTGTCTATTCCGCACGATATGATAGTCTCGCTAGAATTGATAGCGAACAGGAAACTGAAAAGTATGGGTGGATTTATAGAATTTACCTATTAGCAGAGCGCTGGTCGCAGTCAGCGTACCAGGAAGCATATGAGCTTGCTTCTCTTGAACATTTACGTAAACTGGGGGTTAGGGTATGATTACGCATGTAGCTATAAAATGTAATGGTTACATATACTCTATGCCTAAACCTAATAGGCACGATAGTATACTACATAGGTTCAATGCTATTACTTTTCCATATGAAGAAGGATTTACAGATATTAATGGTAAATTCTACAGTCGTACTGAGGCAATGCAGATAGCTATAAATACTGGAACATTAAAGAGTAGGGTAGGCCGTCGGTACTTCCAAGTACCCGAACTATTTTCAGAGGATTTATGGTGATTAATGAGCTTGACGAGTTAGACTTTATTCTAATTAAACAAGAACGATATAATCGTAATTCTGAAAAAGCATTGGGTCTATTAAATAACTTTTACCATAAGATGTATACAAATGACTGAAGAATCTGAACTTTATGAGAAGGTTATATTTACTCACGAAGCTAAAGCGTATCAGTTACGACTAGTAGTAAACGAATTTCGCGGAATTAACTACCTACATATTAGAAAGTACTTCCTAGACTACGAAGGTACGTATCAAGCCTCTCGCGAGGGTATCAGTATGGAAGTAGGCATAGACAATATTTATGCACTTTTAGATGGCCTTCTAGAAATTGTATCTAAGGAAGAAGCTATTGAAGCCTTTAGCACGCATTTCAGTACCAGAATCATAGACTTGCAAAAGCCTCTAGTTTAGAGTATAATATACACTATGAACAAACAACATATCGCATTTCCTTCAATTGAACAATTCAGAAGTGTTATTAAGCACATTAAGTATAATTGTTCGTATCATGGTGTACCGCTACCTACTCTTACCTTTACTGGAACAGTAAAACTTCATGGTACTAATCATGGAATTTGCCGTGCTCCTAGCGGGGAAATTTATACGCAAAGCCGTGAACGTATTACTACATTTGAATCAGATAACGCAGGTTCTCATGTTTGGACAATACAAAATGCGGGTCTATTTCAACAAGTATTTGATAGGATCTGCTTTCACTATAAAGTAGGAATTAGAGATACTATTCAAATCTTTGGTGAATGGTGTGGTGGCAATATTCAAAAAGGTGTAGGGTTAAACTTTATTCCTAAGCAGTTTATTGTTTTTGCTATTCGTGTCAGTGAAAATGCTGAGTCTACAGTATTCTTTAGCCATCTAGACGTATACGACGTATGTGATGGTATTATTCCAACGATATATGACTTCCCTACATTTACACTAGATATTGACTTTGCCCGACCCGAGGTCGCACAATCCGCTCTAATCGCTAAAACCGCTGAAGTAGAACAAGATTGCCCAGTTTCACGACAGATCCTAGGTAAAGACTTTCCACATCCACTAGTAGGTGAAGGTATTGTCTGGACTACTGTATATAACAGTAATACGCTTCGCTTTAAAGTTAAAGGTGAAAAGCACTCGTCATCTAAAGTAAAGACGTTAGCTCCAGTAGATGTAGAAAAGATTGAGAGTATTCGTGAATTTGTAGCGTCTGTAGTAACTACATCTAGACTAGAACAAGGTTTGGAACATGTTACTGCTCGTGAACCAAAATACACTGGAGATTTTCTAAAATGGGTTATGTCTGATATCTATAAAGAAGAATCAGATACTATGATTGCTAATGGTTTTACAAGTAAAGAGTGTAGTAGTCCGCTGGCTACAGCAATTAAACAATGGTTTTTACAATGAATATTAGAGAATACCTAGATGGAAAAAGTACTCAATACTATAACGGAAGCCCTACTATCAGCGATGAAGAGTTTGATCATCTGGCTGAGTCTATTAACTATTCCTCAGTCGGAGCCAAACAACACGAAAATGTTTGTAAACACATATATCCGATGTATTCTCTCTCGAAGTACTACGTCGGGGAAAGTAACGAACCTATACAAGAGTATGCCTTAGTTAAAAGTCTAAAGCTAGACGGTGCAGCTATTTCTATCCTTTATCTAGATGGGAAACTTACTCAGGTTCTTACTCGTGGCGACGGTATTGAAGGTCGCGATATTACTGCACACTTTATTGCTAGAAAAAACCTAGTACCTTTAGAAATTAAAAAGTTCGGAACAGTTCAGGTTACTGGCGAGATTGTAGCCCCTAAGCATATTGAAAATAGTCGCAACTACGCATCTGGAGCACTGAATCTAAAAGATTCTAGTGAGTTTTGTACACGTGACATTAGTTTCTTTGCTTACGGGGTATTTCCATATCAGTCTAATACATATGTAGATGATATGCTAGTTCTAGAACTATTAGGGTTTAATACTATCTTTGTTCCTTGCTTGGATGGTACCTTTGAATGTGATGGTACAGTCTTTCGTATTAATGATAATACTACCTTTACTAGGTTAGGTTATACTGCTAAGTCGCCTCGGGGAGCATACGCTCTTAAGACGCGGCAAGAAGCAGTAGAGACTGAACTACTAGGGGTTGAATGGTCCACAGGCCGCAGCGGCAAGGTAACACCAACCGCTATACTTAAACCAATCTATATTGGTGATAAATTAGTATCCCGTGCGACATTGAATAATCCAAAGTATATAGAAATGCTCGATTTAAAAATTGGATGTACTGTAGCACTTATAATGGGTGGTGAGGTGATTCCTAGACTGACTCATAGAGTTGACTAGAATCAACCTAAGCATCAGAAAAATGAACTTGCATTACCTTACTTAATGAGCTATAATAGATACATAAAGAAACAAAATCATGCAAGATATTAACATACCGACTACCTGCCCCACCTGCTCGTCAATCCTAGTGTGGAAAAATGATTTGCTGTACTGTGAGAATAATTCATGTGGTGCTAGAATTGGTAAACAGATAGAGCATTTTGCTAAAATCCTTTCGATCAAAGGATTAGGCGAAAAGACTATTGAGAAACTAGCCCTTAATGATATTACTGAAATCTACTGTATGGATAGAGGTGAAGTAGTAGACGCTATAGGAGAGAAGCTTACTGACAAATTACTTAATGAAATTGAGCGTTCTAAGAAAGCAGATCTAGCTACAGTACTTTCGGCTATGAGTATACCCCTAGTTGGTATTACAGCAGGAAAGAAACTTGCTTCTGTAATTACAGCTCTAAACCAGATCACACAAGAAGCCTGCCAGAAGGCTGGCTTAGGTGCTAAGGTAACTGATAACTTATTAAACTGGGTTAGTACAGATTACCAAGATATCAAAGAATTCTTACCTTTTAAGTTTGAGGGTAAAATAAAAGAAGTTAATACAAATGCTAAACGTGTTTGTATAACAGGAAAATTGTCCAATTACAAAAAGAAGTCCGACGCTGAAGGTGCGCTTTCAGCCGCAGGATTTACTCTAGTAGACTCAGTAACTAAAACTACTGATTATCTAGTAGACGAAGAGGGCAAAGGTTCTAGTAAGCGCGATAAAGCCGTACAATACGGCATTCCAATAATAACCGATCTAAACGATCTTTTGAAAGAAATTTAAACATGTCAGAAACTAAAAAAGTAAAATGGACAGACGAATCAGTAGCACAACTATTGGCCGTCGTAGGTACAGCATCTCCCGTAACTGTTGATCTTGTTGAAGCAGCAGCTACCGCTCTAGGTGCAACTACTCGTTCTATTGCTTCTAAACTGCGTCAACTTGATAAAGAAGTTGCGAGTATGGCTGCTGTTAAGGCACCTACTTTTACAGCAGAACAAACTACGGCTCTTACAGAGTTTGTAGTTGCTAATGAAGGTGTATATACATACAAACAAATTGCTGAACAATTTCCTGGTGAATTCAGTGCTAAGCAAATCCAAGGTAAGCTTTTAGCTCTTGAACTTAACAGTAAGGTTCGTCCTGCTGATAAATTGGAAGTCGCTACAAAGTACACTGCTGATGAAGAAGTTGTTTTCGTCAAGATGGCTCAAGCAGGTAAGTTCATTGAAGAAATTGCAGTGACCCTAGGTAAGACAATAGCTAGTGTTCGTGGTAAGGCTCTTAGCCTGTCGCGTAAGGAACTTATTACTAAGATCCCTGCACAAAAGGAAAGTCATGCTAAGAATTCAGTCGATCCAGTTGAAGAGTTGGGTGATGCCATTGCTACTATGACGGTTGCTGAAATCGCTAAGGCTGTGGACAAGACTGAGCGAGGAATCCGTACACTCTTAACTCGCCGTGGCGTTAAAGCTGCAGATTATGATGGGGTCCAAAAGCGTGCTAAGGCAGAAGCTAAAGCAGCTTAATTCTATAAGAATTAAAATAATAAAATAGAATTAAGGCTAGTAGTTAGAAGGTAACTACTAGCCTTTTTCCATTGGATAAGACAAATGAATAAACAATATAGTTGGGAGTACCTACTTATTCGTCAATGGAAGTATAAGTATAACTTTCAAAAAGCTAGGATAATAGATTGGTGGAATAGTAAATGCAAGTAACAATAACATATAATGACGATACTGCATTTACAGTGGAAGAGATAGTAAAGCAAGCGACCCTAAACTACGGTAAGCATACACAAGTTAAAGTTATGCCCGATAGTAGTAACCCTCATGATCTAATATACTTTGCTCTTCAGGCCATGCTAACACATAAGCAACTTAGTTTATTGTATGATGATAAATTTACATACCAAAAAGAACTACAAGTATTACGTAGTGATACGATTTATAAACTGGGAGAGATTTTAGATCAAGTAATTATAGACAATGAGTCTAAAATTGCATAAGGAGAACTAGCATAGATATCAGTGCAACCCTACTTAATAAACTAATAAATGAATCTAATTTAAATATATGGAGTAAGCTACGACTTAGTTTCCTAGATGCTACGTACACTTCAGTATATACCTTACTAAGTAGGCACTATGACAAGTATAGTACTTTACCTACTTTCGATGAATTAGAAATAACATCCAGAGATACTGCGGCGGCATCAATAATTGCGTCTGTTAGACTAGCAGACAATGAAGATATTGACGCAGAAGTAGCATTAGATGCGTTAATTGATCTATACACTCAAAATGAAACTATAGGCCTATTAGATAAGTTTGTTGATAATCTGCCACTATACTCTACAGCAGAAGTAAAAGAATCCTTATCCAATATCGTCTTAGAGTTGGATAAGAGAACTCTTACTACCGAAGGCGTTTTTTCGATGAATGATATTATGGTCTTTATTAGGCCAGACGATATCAACAAAAATACTATCTATCTAGGTCTTAATAATACCTTTGATGCTACAATTAGAGCGGCTAGACAGGAATTAATTCTTATTGGCGGCAGACGCGGGGCGGGTAAATCCCTTGTTTGTAGTAATATGCAGACTAACCAGTATGAAGCAGGGTTTACGAGTGTATACTTTACAATTGAAATGGTTGCAATTGAGACCTTACAACGTAATATCAGTATCTTAGCTAATGTTAACCATCAAAATGTAAAGAATGGCACACTAACAGATGCTGAACTACTAAGTGTAGTTAAATCACGTGCGGGTATGTATGAAGAGTCACAGTATTTAGTTGATGAATTTGTTAAGACTAGAGATCAATATAAGTTTGAAGAGACCTTAGTAAAGCAGTGCTCATTACGTCCTAAAGGACAGATGATTATTGTAGACGATAGGGCTTTAACAATCCCTAAACTTGATCTACACTTAGGTAAAGTAAAAGCTCAATTTGGGGATAATTTTACAGTAGCAGTAGTAGATTACTTAAATCAGATTGTAGTTACTAATGGTAATCAGTTTGATTGGCAAGCACAAGTTGAAGTATCAAAGGCACTAAAAGAATTAGCACGTAAACACGATATTCTTATCGTGAGTCCTTATCAGATTAGTGATGATGGTCAGACTAGGTTTGCTAAAGGTATTTTAGATGCTCCAGATATTGCACTTATTCTTGAAGCACATACTAAAGAAGATAATGCTATTAGTATGGAAACTACTAAGATTCGAGGTGCAAAAGAGATGAAGTTTACTAGTGGAATGAACTGGGATACGTTACGTATTAGCCCACAATCAATTGAAAAACCCGCTAAAGTAGAGAACGATAAAGACTCTACTAAGCATAAAAAAGGAAAGAAAGAAGCCACAGGTGAATCTGCGGGTGAAGGATTATGGTAGCAACAACGTTTAATAATAGTATGACACAAAACCCTACTTTTAGAGTATGGCGAGGTATGTCTAATAGACCATCTAATATGTATTGGGAAGGAGATAGTTTCTTTATAGCTTTATGGAAGTTCTTTGAAGCTAAGAATAGATTTAAAGGACTAGTTAGGCTAGAGTGGGTATGACGGATAAAACAGTAGAGAAACTTCTAGAGCAGCATGGGGTACCTTTTAGAATTTCTGGCAGAGACTTTGTAACAAATTGTTTCAATACTTCACATACCGATACTAATCCTAGCTTTAGAATTGACAGGATTACAGGTGTTGCACATTGCTTCTCTTGTGGTCACCGTCTAAATATATTTACACTATACGGACAACCTTCTAATAATGCGTCTGTAAGAACAGCTAAACTTAAAGAGAAATTACGTGTTTTAAATGTTAGTACTAATGGACTAAAAGAATTGGAAGGGTCTGTTCCTTTTAATGGAACGCATAGGGATATTAGTTCACAAACTTTGAAGCAGTTCGGGGCATTTAAAACTGATAAAGTATACGGTATGGAAGATCGTATCATATTCCCTATTAAAGATGTTAGGGGAAAAGTTACTGCATATGTAGGTCGACATACTAAATCTGATGGAAACCCTAGATATCAGATTCATCCTACTGGTGCTCAAATACCTTTATACCCTACTAAGTTAGAAGGTAAGCATTACTCCATTGTTCTAGTTGAAGGCCTTTTCGATCTCTTAAATGTATATGATAAAGGCTTAAAGAACGTTGTATGTACTTTTGGAGTAGACGGACTAACAAACCATACAGCAGAGAAACTACTACCTTTTAAGGCTATGGGAGTATCTAAAATATTTATTATGTATGATGGAGACAATGCTGGTAGAGAGGCTGCTGCTAAACTTTCGCCTATAATTGAAGAAGCAGGATTTATAGTTGAGATTGTACCTATGGAAGAGGGTACTGACCCAGGTAATATGGTACAGGATGATGTAAATTCAATGATTACGTATACACAATAGGCTAACCTAGCCTTAATAAATAAAGGAATTAATGAAGATAGCTATTATAGATAAGAATCCAAGTAGAAACGACTATTCAAAGTACTTTGAATTCGAATACGAAGAGTTTCATATGAGCTCAGTACCTATTACTAAGTTACTGAAGCGGGACGTAGATTTAGAGTTTGACTCAACAGAATTCGATTATGTTATTCTAGTAGGAAGTGAAGCAGCTAAAGAATATGCTAAGGTTACTAGTATTACTAACATGGCAGGGCATTTAATTGATGATAAATTCATTTGTATCAGTAATCCGGCGATGCTCCACTTTAAGCCCGAGTCAAAGCCTGCATTTGAAGCAGCCGTAGCAAAGATACATAAGTATATTAAAGGTGAACTAAAATCACCTAAACTAGAGGGTACTTACTTAGGTATCATCAATACTGCGGAGGCAGTTAGTTTTCTGCAAGAAGTATACGATAATGCAGAAGGTTTCGTAGCAATGGATACGGAAACTACCGCATTATACCCACGAGATGGATATGTTCTAGGAATTTCCCTCTCGTATAAACCTAAGCATGGCGCGTACATAAGTACAGATTGTTTAGATGATGAATGTATGAATATACTACGAGCAATTATTACTAAGTATACTATTGTATTTCACAACATGAAGTTCGATATTAAAATGATCGAGTATCATACTGAACTTCGTTTCGATAGAACAAGAGTTCACGATACAATGCTAATGCATTATGTACTAGATGAGAATGAAATGCACGGACTGAAGTCACTAGTGCTTAAGTATACAGATTATGGAGACTACGATACTGAGTTAGATGATTTTAAGAAAGCATACTGTACAAAGCACGGTATCTTACAGGACGACTTTACATATGACTTAATCCCGTTCGATATTATTAGTAGATATGCTGCAATTGACCCTACCGCAACCCTTACATTATTTTTTAAATTCTGGCCGCTAGTACAAAAGAATCCTAAGCTACTTTGGGTTTATAAGAATCTAATGGTTGAGGGTACACTATTTTTGATGGACATGGAAGAGGTAGGAATTCCAATTTCAAAAGAGCGAATGGCTATGGCAGAATCCTACTTAGACAAAGAAATTGAAGCAGCTAAGGTAGAGTTATATGAGTATCAGGCTATTAAGGATTTTCAAAACGATGCAGAAATTATTTTCAACCCAGGCTCAGTACAGCAATTACGAAAAGTTCTATTCGACTATCTTAAACTACCCCCTACTGGAAAGAAGACAGCAACAGGAGCTATTTCCACAGACGCAGAAGTATTGGAACAGTTATCCGAAGAGCATCCGCTTCCAGCCGCTATTCTCAAGGTACGACAATTAACCAAAGTAAAGAATACTTACATTAGTAAGATTCTACCAGAGTTAGATAAGGATAGTAGAATTCGTACTAACTTTAATCTTATTTTTACCACTAGTGGTAGATTATCTAGTTCAGGTCGATTTAATGCGCAACAGATTATTCGTGATGATCCAATTATCAAAGGATGTATAGTTGCCCCTGAAGGATATAAGATAGTATCCCAAGACTTACAAACTGGTGAAATGTATTTTGCCGCTGTACTAAGTGGCGATAAGAATCTTCAAAAGGTTTTTATTGATAAAGGAGACTTTCACTCTACTATTGCAAAAATGGTGTTTGATTTAGTCTGCGAGGTAGAAGACGTAAAAAAGCTGTTTGGATCAAGTCGTCAATCGGCAAAAGCAATCAGCTTCGGGATTTTGTATGGTTCGGGTCCACAAAAGGTATCAGATACTGTTAGTAAGGCTACAGGGGAATACTATGGGCTTGATAGAGCTAAAGAAGATATTAAAGCATATTTTACTAAATTTAGTAAGTTAAAGTCATGGTTAAAGAGTAGAGAAGATTTTATTCGTACAAATGGGTACACATACTCTTTCTTTGGTAGAAAGCGTCGTTTAGTAAATGTATTTAGTACTGATCGGGGAATAGCTGCTCATGAGGTACGATCAGGTATTAATGCTGAAGTACAGTCAATCTGTAGCGATATTAACCTATTAGCAGCAGTAGATACTGCTAATGAAATTAAAGTTAAAGAACTTGACGCAAAGATATTTATGTTAGTACATGACTCTATTGTATCACTAGTTAGAGATGAGGATGTAGAAGAGTACTGTAAAATTCTTAAACGTAATACTCAAAAAGATAGAGGGTGTAGTATTACGGGATCTCCTATTGGAGTAGACCAAGAAATTGGTCAAGACTACTCCTTTACTAAATTTGAGAAGTACTATAGTATGGAAAATGGGGTACTTACTAAAAATTAGTATTGACATCGGTATAATTTTGATATATAATATTATCTAAACCATGAAATTATTCATGAAATTAGAAAGATATTATATGACTAATACAGAAAAACTTATTCAAAAAGGCTGTACCTTTCCAGTATGGTTAAATAGCGAAGTAATGATTCAGGCACTTCTATCACTAGAAGGTCCGGAATTATACACCTATTTTGGGTATAATGATACTACATCGTGCTCTAAGTTTTTAGGGCGCTTTATTCCAGGAAAGGGTAAGTCAGTTCGATACAATAACTACGTAAAAGAGTTACTAGCATGACTTGTGGTATATACTGCTTATACTTCGAAACAGATGATTTTCAGTACTATATAGGCCAGTCTATAGATGTAGAAAAAAGGTATAAGGCTCATTGTAGAGGTATAATCAGAGGAGATCATAGAAATAAATCTCTAATCAATGAATACACTAGAACTAATACTTTACCTAGTTTTTCTTTAATAGAAAAAGTTTCTAGTTTCTCAGAATTAGATAGCAGAGAAATATACTGGATTTCTGAGTATAACTCATATATTGAGGGATTCAATAATACTTTAGGTGGTAGTAGTAATGGGTATGGTCAGTATAGTAGTACATCATTATATACTAATGAACAGTATATAGCTATAATGAATAAACTTGCGTACACTGACGATAAAATGCAAATTATTGCAGATACACTATCTGTAACATTAAATGTAGTACGTAATATATCCTGTGGTAGCTCTTGCCGATTTTTAGAAGAAGTAGATCCTATAACCTATGCTATACTACTAGAAAAAAATGGTACAAGGGTACGTAAGTATGAGACTCTAGTATATTTACGTATACTAGAGAAACTAGCTAGTACTACTGATAGTTTTGAAACTATAGCAGAAGAATTATCTGTAACAGTTAAAGTGGTAGAAGGCATTGCCTGGGGTAATAGACACCAGCATTTAGGTAACGAATATCCAGAACTTTATAGTATAGTAATGGCAAAAATAGGCACTAGAACCTATAAAATATATCCTAAATTAGTTTCACCAAGTGGTGAAATTATAGAAGTTATATGGGCTAAAGATATATGTGATAAGTATAAATTAAGTCCTTCACACGTAAGTCAAGTACTAAGTGGAAAAAGAAGAGTACATCTAGGCTGGACTAGGTATAATGGATAGCCTAACTCTACAGAGTTTATCCTACCCTATCTACAAACTACCTGACAAGCCTAATATAGATGATGGAGTAATGTATTACTACTCCGAGATAGAAAAAGAAGACATAACTCAAGGTAAATTATGCCTAATAGACGATATAAGTATAGAAGGCGACTCCTTGGCAAAACGCCGCCTTCGTCTACTAGCGGACGGTGTACCGCTATTCAAGTTGAAGAATGCGCTATTCTTCCTAGGGGATCTAATAAAGATTGCAAACCCTAAAACTTGGTTTATAGACTCTAATGGTAAGTTATTTAACTATAAGAAAACAACAAGTGTTAAGTTAGACTTCCACAAGATAACTAAGATAATCCCCATACAAACGGGAGGAGCAATTATCGAAGTTGATGGGATACCTAATAGATTTAAGGTTCTACACACACCCATAGCAGCAGAAAAATGTGCTGGGATTTTACATATGGGACTGGCAACAGTCTTATATGGATTATACTCAAGCATACCCGAAACTACTAGGAGAATGGTATAAATACCAAAAATTTTGTTAATGTTGAGCAGAGTATTAACCGTGTAAAGATGAATGAGGAATGGTTCCTACGAATGGGGCCAACCTGCTGGTACGTAGAGTTAGAGGGTAATTTTGAGCCTCTAACTTACGAAGAAGCAGTAGAAACAGAAGAAACATATAGCAAACAATAAATAAAGGAAATAAATGCCTAAAGCAATTCTAAGTAATAGAATTTACCTAGACGCTACAGCTGAAATACTAGAATCACTAAAGAAAACTTTAACCTATAAAATCAAGAAACCTCCACGACCTGGACTTACGCACTTTTCTCAGTTCGAGATAGTTAAAAACTATAAACTTCTACCTAGGGGTGCGATTGCTATCCCTATTGGTAGAATTGATCTTATTCCTAAAGGGTATGAGATCATAGATAAGCGTATTGTTGAGGACTACCCATTTCCAGAACCACGACTACCTTTGAGAGATAGTCAGATTGATATCTATAATGATGTAGAAGATAACTGCTTTATTAATGCTATGGTGGGTTTCGGTAAAACCTTCCTAGCATTACATATTGCTAGGAAATTAGGTAAGAAAACTCTTATAGTATGTCATAATACTATGCTACGTGATCAGTGGGTTGAGGAAGTAAAGAAGTTATATGGTATGGAGTGCGGTATTATTGGTAGTGGACAGTTTGATATTGACCATAGTATTGTAGTTGGTAACATTCAGACTTTGATTAAGGAATTACCCAATATATGTAAGGAGTTTGGTACAGTCGTGGTAGACGAGTCTCACCATATCAGTTGTGTTACCTTTTCTACTTTTCTAGACGGAATGTACGCTAGGTATAAGATTGGCTTATCTGGTACAATTAATCGTAAAGATGGAAAGCATATTCTATTTAAGGATTTCTTTGGACTAAAACTATACCAACCACCACAAGAAAATACACTGATACCTACTATTAGAATCCATAAGACAGGCTTTAGCTTACCAGAAGGTGAAGCCTGGGCTAATAAGATTAATACTCTACTATACGACCCAGACTATCAGGAACTAATTGCAGTAATTGCAGCTAAAGAAATATCAGTAGGACATAAGGTTCTAATTGTTGCTGACCGAGTTGAATTTTTACAGAACGTAAAGGAATTAATTGGTGAAAAATGCTTGCTCATTACTGGTGAATCAACACTCGAACAAAGACTTGCCGTCACAAAGCAAATCGAGTCCGGCGAAAAAGATTGCGTGGCTGGAAGCCGTCAAATCGTCTCAGAAGGATGGTCGGTAAATATTCTTAGCTGCGCCATTCTAGCTTCTCCAGTTGCAAATGATTCGTTACTAGAGCAGATCATAGGTCGTGTACAACGTATGCATCCTGATAAACTAAATCCTTTAGTAATTGATATGAACTTTAGTAGTCCTAGTGATAAGCGTCAGAATAAGATGCGCATGGGGTTCTACCAGAGAAAGGGGTGGGAAGTTGAATAGCCTAAGCAATGACCTAACTACATCATTAATTTTACACTTGACCCTAGGGTGTAAAGATGGTATAATTGATGATTACTAAGGATATTATACCCAGTAAGCATCAATACTTTATTAAGGCAGGAGGATAGTATGTAATGGCAAATACAATGAGTGCATCTAAACTAGATAAAAACATACTAGAGCAAATTATTTACTACGATGATACTAGTCCAAGCTTTTTAAGATGGAAGATATATAAAGGTTCTAGGGCCCCTAAAGACGGTGTAGCTGGATGTATGCGTAAGGACGGGTACTGGGTAATACACATAAATTCTATTTTATACCTAGTACATAGAATAGTATGGGCATTACATGCTGATGATGAAGTAGCTTCACATCTAGTAATTAATCATATAGATATTAATCCAAGTAACAATAATATATCTAATCTAGAATTATGCTCTAGGATGACTAATTTAAATAAAACTAAGATGCAAACCAGAGTTGGGTTACGTATAACTAATACTAGTGGTATAAATGGTATTAATGAACTTACTACTGCCACAGGTTATAAGTACGCGTCAGTCTATTTAGTAGTACATGGAATCAAATACCAGAAAAAATTTAGTTATTTGAAGTTAGGTAAGGATAAAGCGTGGGAAGAGGCCCTTATATATAAGGAAAGCCTATACCAATGATATTTTTCAATCAGAAACTACTAGAAGAGCAGGCAGCAGGTAATACCTTAAAACTATTTACTCTTCTAACTCACCACTATAATAAAAAGACTATCCCCTCAAAAAGGGATAAGTTTCCTCCTTCGCGTGTTCCGATACACGGCCACTCGTTTTTAGTCAACCCTAAGCCTTTCTTAGATGACAAAACTACGGATATACTGTACAAACTACAGTATCTAAAACTTGCGGCTATGCGAGATTACTTACTCTATAAGCAGTACAAGTATAAAGCACTAGAAACTTCGTTCTACCCGGACTTGAATCATAGTGCAATTAGTCATAATCCTTTACTTATTATTAGTCCTACCGAGATTAAATTTAAGTATGAGGAATTACCAGTACAATACTCTGACTAAGTATTGTACCTTAATATAAGTCAAATAAACCAAAACAAACTAGAAAGAAATAATATGGCGATTAGCTTTAAAACAACAAATGGCTCTGCAATTAAGAATAGTCATGAATCTTACAAGATTAAAGACAATGAGAATGTACTACGTATGGTAGGTGGACTACTACCCAGGTATTTATATTGGTTAACTACAGGTAATGGTAAACAGATTCCAGCGGAATGTTTATCCTTCTCTCGTGAAGAAGAGAAGTTTAATAATAATCAAGTGGATCATGTTCAAGACTTCTTCCCTGAGCAAAAATGCTCGTGGGCATACTCAGTCAATTGTATTGACCCTACTGATGGTAAGGTTAAGGTATTTAACTTGAAAAAGAAGTTATTTGCTCAGATTCTTTCTGCTGCAGAAGATCTAGGTCTTGACCCTACTGATCCTGATGAAGGTTTTGACATTGTATTCAAAAAGGTTAAAACGGGAAGTGCCGCTTTTAATGTTGAATATACCTTATCTGTTCTTAAACTTAAGAAACGTCCTCTTACTGAAGCTGAACGCACAGTAGTTGCAGCAGCCCTTACTATTGATGAAAAGTTCCCACTTCCTACTAGTGATGAGATTCTTAAGTTACTTGAGAAAGTAAAGAAGGGTCTTAGTGAGGAAGATGATGTACCTACTGAAACTGGTATTGATGCAGAAGCGGTGAGTGATTTGACCTAAACTAAATAAGCCGCTATGGAGTTAATCTATAGCGGCTATTTATACTACTATGGCAACACAACAACGATTACAAGAACTATGGGACTATAACCCCGAAACTGACCAGATTACTTGGAAGTATACGGACAGGAAAAGGATTAAAGGCGACGTAGTAGATATGTCAGTTAGACGGACCCGTATTGATACTATAAAGTATACAACACTATTACTTAAATCTCTATTTTTAACTGGTGTGTACAAACAGTATACTGAAATATCTAGTACTATAACCTATGAAGAATTAGTGGATGTTCTAGAGTATAATTCTTTAACAGGTATATTTAAATGGAAAGAAAATAGAAAGTTTACTGCTAAAATTGGTAGTATTGCAGGATGTACTAAAGATGATGGATATGTAGTAATTACTCTAGGTAAACACCAGTATTATGCACATAGGTTAGCATGGTTATACACATATAAGGTATGGCCAACAGAATTTATAGATCATATAGATAGGAATCCTACCAATAATAGTATTAGTAATCTTAGGGATGTAGATCGAAGTACTAATAAGCGTAATACTACTATTAGTAGTAGAAATATTTCTGGGTATACAGGAGTATGTTATACTCCTGATGGATGGAAATCCTCTATAACTAATAGAGGAGAGAAATTCTTTTTAGGTTATTTTACTACTCCTGAATTAGCATCGGAAGCGTATGAGAAGTTTAAGGTAGAACACAATATATGAACATATTAGTAAGCTGTGATTATCACCTGAAACTCTCTCAAAAGAGCGTGCCCAAAGACTGGGCAATAAATAGATACCGAATTCTATTTGAAGAAATTCATAAGTTAGAGAGTAAAGTTACGTTACACGTAATAGCAGGGGATTTGTTCGATAAGTTACCTTCGATGGAGGAGTTATCTCTTTACTTTGAGTTTATTAAGAAGTCTACCGTAGAAACTATTATTATCCCCGGTAACCACTGTGCAGTAGGTAAAAGTACTACGTTTCTTACTCATCTTAAAGAAGTCACTAACGCTATTAATCCTTTAGTAAGAATTATTGATAACTACTATACGTATCAAGGATTAGATTTTATTCCGTATAACTGCTTAAAAGACTTTGAAAAGAATGGTAATGACTCGTTACAGTCTGATGTGTTGTTTACGCATTGTAGAGGAGCAATTCCTCCATATGTAAAGCCTGAAGTTGATCTTAGTATATTTGACCGATTTAAGATAGTACTTCTTGGTGACTTACACTCTAGGGAAAATTCCCAAAGGAACCTAAACTACCCGGGTTCGCCATTAACAACTAGTTTTCACAGAACTAAAGTAGATACTGGAGTAATTATATTCAATACTGAGGATCACAATATTGAATGGATAAAAATTACTGTACCTCAACTTATCAGAAAAACTATTAGAGCAGGCGATCCTATGGTAGCGACTGACTACGATCATACAATATATGAACTAGAAGGCGATATGTCAGAACTAGGTACTATTGCTGATAATGATTTAATAGATAAGAAGTTAGTTACTAGAAGTACTGATACTACTCTCATACTAGACCCTAATATGAGCTTGCAGGAGGAAGTTCAGGAATACCTACTTTATGTTCTTGAACTAGATCAGAAAACTGTAGATGCAGCAATTGATCTACTAAATAATAATATGAATAAGATAGATGATTAAATTTACTGAAGTTAGCTGGTCTAACTGCTTCTCATATGGTGAGAGCAATAAAATACGATTAGACGAGAATATTCTTACTCAACTAGTAGGTAAGAACGGTAATGGTAAGAGTTCTATTGCACTTATTATTGAAGAGTGCCTATTTAATACTAACTCTAAAAAGATTAAGAAAGCAGATATTCTTAATCGCTACGTTAAGTCAAAGAACTATTCAATTGAAGTAAGGTTTGAAAAAGATGGTGTACCGTTTACTGTTAATACTGTTAGAACTATCTCTACTAGCACAGTTAAGCTATTTCGTAATGAAGAAGACATCAGTCTTAAGACAGCAACTGGAACATATAAGCAAATAGAATATATCCTAGGATTTGACCATAAGACTTTCAGTCAGATCGTCTACCAAAGCAGTGTATCTTCACTTGAGTTCTTAACTGCTACTGATTCAACTAGAAAGAAGTTTCTAATTGATCTACTTAATCTAGGTAAGTATACTAAAGCACTAGATGTATTTAAAGAACTAGCTAGTGGTATGTCTAAACAGGTAGATACTATTTCTGCTAAGATAGAGACTATTAATAACTGGTTAACTAAGTACTCTAAAACAGACCTGACTATTAAAGAACTAGAAGAAGAAATTCCTGAACCAGTAGGAATGCGAGAGCAAGTAGTTTTATTAAATAAAGAACTAACTAATATTAGTACTACTAATAAGAAGATTTCGCAGAATAATACTTATAAGACTGTATTAGCTAGTATTAATATTGATAGTCCTTATACTAAACCTGACCATCCTCTATTAAAGGAATGGGTACTACGAGTAGGCAGTATTCAGCAAGAACTAAAAGATGGATTAGCTCTATCTAAGAAACCTTCAACTAAGATAATTAAGTGTCCTACCTGTTCTCAGGATATGGACAACTTAGTTATGTTTACTAGAGTTACTAATTTTATTAGTAAAAAACCTATACTACAGGCAGAGTTAGATAAGCTAGAATCTAATATTAAGGACGCTGAACGAGCCAATAAAGTTTATCAAGAGTACGATAAAAAGGTTCAAGAGTGGGAAAAGTATCACATGCTTATTGACCCTAGTATGCCTTCTGAGTTACTTGATAAAGACGTACTAGATAAAGAAATTGCTTCTTATACTGCGTCTATAAAAGTTTCTGAATCAGCAATAGCAGCTACTAGATTACGAAATAAGACTATTACTGAACATAATTCAAAGGCTAAGGTAGTATCTGAGCAGCTAGTAGAAATGACTGCCGAGCGTCTAGTACTTAGTGAAGAACTTAAGCTACGCGTAGCCGAACTAAGTAATTTACAGATTCTGGTCAAGACATTTAGTAACACTGGCTTAGTTGCACTAAAAATTGAATGTATGGTTAAAGATCTAGAAGCCCTTACTAACGAGTATCTAGCAGTAATGTCTGATGGCAGATTTCAATTATCTTTCGTTGTAGTATCGGACAAACTAAATGTGGTTATTACAGATAATTCTAAAGATATTGATATTGCCGCTCTATCTTCTGGCGAGCGCGCAAGAGTTTTAATATCTACGCTACTTGCTATCCGTAAGCTTATGCAATCAATTTCTAATAGCCGAACTAATTTACTTATTTTAGATGAAACTATTGAGGTACTCGATAGCGAGGGTAAGGAAAGGCTAGTAGAAGTGCTTTTAAATGAGGAATCACTAAATGTACTATTAATTAGTCATTCGTTTAGCCACCCACTTATTGAGAAATTAGAAGTATTAAAAGAAAATAATATTAGCAAATTGGAGTAATATGATTGAAGTAAACAAACTATACTATAATAAGTCTATACATAAGGATATAGTAAACGTAGTAAGTGTAGACTATCAGGACGGTGTAAAAACAGTAGTATTTACTAGAGTTCTTAAATCGCAAGAGCACTCACTACCACTAGAAATGTTTATTACTCACTTTGGACTAGCCCCTTAATGGTTACTAGTAATCAGAAAGGTGCTCGTGGTGAGACCGTGATTAGGGATAAGTTGCGTGAGTTGACAGGACTACCATTCGAACGTGTACCTGGTAGTGGAGCACTTGACCCTAAGCATCAATTAAAGGGCGATATTTATCTAGTAGGTATCAATAATATATTCTGCATTGAATGTAAGAACTACACCGACGAGCAATTTGATTCAAAGATCCTAAGTTCAAAAAATCCACAATTAATTCAATTCTGGCAGCAAGCAGTAAGACAAGGGGTACAGACTAACCGTAAGCCCCTTCTTTTATTTAAATTCGATAGAAGTAAAATCTTTGCTGCTTATGCGGATATTCCTAATACTGTAGATCATGTATTTATTAGTATTGGAGAACATAGTTTCTATATATCCCTACTTGAGCAATGGATAAAACAAGAGAATCCTAAATTTACATGAAAACATTTAAATCAATGACCGAATCAGGTAATAACCTACTTCTAGTAGACGGGCTTAATATGAGTTTCTCCTTTAGAGGTACAGTAGATTACTATAAGAAGTATCTAGAAATGATTAATAGTCTAAAGCGATCCTATAAGGCTGATAAGGTTATAGTATGTGTAGATAAAGGCGGCTCTTCCTATAGAAAAGGTATATATCCTGAGTATAAGTATAACCGTAAACAAAAGCAGGACGCTCAGACTGATCGAGAACGAGAGGAGTTTGAAGCTTTCTTCCAGAGTTTTGAAGCGTCTTTAGTATATGTAGCAGAAAACTCAGATTACCCTATCATTCGCTATCAAGGAGTAGAAGCAGATGATACTATTGCTTTCATCTGCTCTAAAGTTAAACGCTTAGGTAAAGACCATATCTGGATCGTAAGTTCAGATCGGGATCTGAATCTTCTAGTTGGAGATAGAGTATCTCAGTTTAGCTATGTTACTAGAAAAGAATTTACAGTAGAGAACTGGCACGAACACTACGATTGGGAACCGGAAGACTATATTAGTATTAAAATTTTGCAGGGTGATGCGGGCGACAATGTAAACGGTGTAGCAGGTATTGGTCCTAAACGCGCGCACTCATTGGTACAAGAGTACGGATCAGTATATGATATCATGGCGGCTATGCCCTTACAGGGCAAGTATAAGTACATTGAATCTTTAAATAGATTTGGGGTAGATAATCTACAGCTTAACTATCAACTTATGGACTTAGTAACATACTGTGAAGAAGCTATTGGAGAAGAAAATATTAAAAAACTAGATCAACAACTAAAGGACTATCTTTGAATATCGTAACTAAACTAGATAACTATGGGTTAAATCCATATAGGGCACATGAAACAGATGCAGGTGCGGACCTATTCTCTAACACAGAAGTTCATATCTACCCAGGCGAACAAGAAATGATTGATACAGGAGTAGCAATTAAAATTCCAGTAGGATACGTAGGCTTTGTTTTCAATAGGAGTTCGCAAGGTAAGATTGGAGTTCAAATTGCTAACGGAACCGGAATTATTGATTCAGGCTACACTGCCACCGTTAAAGTCCTACTAAAAAATAATGGAGAAGAGCCTTACTTTATCTATCCTTATTCTACTAGAATTGCGCAGTTAGTCATCAGCCCTATTATACTAGCAAAGTTTGTAGAATTTGAAGGTACTGAAGAAGAATGGAATGATACGGAGCGTGGAACTGGTGGATTTGGTTCAACTGGAGTATAAAATGAATGAAGCAGAAACTAAAATTGCTGAGGCAATTAAGACTTTAGATAGGATATTACTACCTATGGCATATGACCAGGAAGAGAAACATACAATTGAGAACGTATTAGACCATTTAAGAAGTAGTTTTATTTCAGCAGTTGGGCGTAGAGTTATAAAGGGAAATAATTGATGGTAAGTACACGAGCACAGATAATTACGCGAAGAACCTATAATAGACCACTTAATGAAGAAGGTACTATCTTTGAAACATGGGAAGATACAATTAATCGTGTAACTAACCATCAACAGTGGCTGTGGGAACGTGCGCTTACCCACTCAAATATTCCAGAAATGCCTCTACATGATATTACTGAAGATATGCAAGAGTGGGTATCTTTAAGTAATGAACAGGTTACTGAATTAATGGAACTACGAGATCTTATGCTAGAACGTAAGGTTTGTGTAGCGGGAAGAACTCTGTGGTTGGGTGGTACACCTATTGGAAAGAGTGTAGAGTTAAGTCAGTTTAACTGTGCTTTTATTAAAGTAACTACTGTACACGATATAGTAGATCTATTTTGGGGATTACTAAATGGAGCAGGAGTTACAGGTCTACCTGAAGTAGGTACCCTAACAGGTTTTAGAGAGCATATCCCTAATATTAGAATTATCCGTACTACTAGAGCACCTACAGATAAGGGTCCAGAAAATAATTTAGAGTCATGGGACCCAGATAGTAATACATGGACTATTAAAGTAGGGGATTCTGCTAGAGCATGGGCTAAATCTATTGGTAAACTATTAGCATGTAAATACCCTGCTAAAACACTAGTACTAGATTTTACACAGATTAGAGGCGCAGGAGCTAGACTACGTAACTATGGGTGGTTAAGTCAATCTGATACTGGACTAGCTACTGCATATCTAGAAATCTTTAATATACTAAATGCTAAAGCTGATTCACTATTAACCGAGATTGATATCGGGGATATCATTAATCTATTAGGTACAGTGCTATCTACTAGACGTGCTGCAGAATCTTTACTAATGTCTAGAGAAAATCCTCGCTGGAAAGAGTTTGTGAATCTAAAGGCAGACATTAAATCTAATGGGAAATATCATCGACATCAAAGCAATAACTCGTTACTTTTCTTTAATAAGCCCTCGCATGAAGAACTAACTAGTATTTTTGGTATGCTTAATAAAGGTGGTAATGGGGAGCCCGGTTTTGTTAATGCTCAGCATATGCTTGCAAGAGCTCCATGGGCAAAGGGACTTAATCCCTGTTATGAAATTTTGCTCCCAGACGGTGGAACATGTAACCTTGTAACAATCGACGTATCTAAGTTTAAATCTAATATGCAAGGACTTCTACGTGCAACTGAGGTAGTTGCTAGAGCTAATTATAGGCAGACTATTGTAGATTTCAATGATGGTATTCTTCAAGAGAAATGGAATCTAAGTAACGCTCATTTACATCTTTGTGGTGTAAGTTTAATGGGTATTGCTATGCGTCCAGATATGCTAGCGTATGAGTATACTAGAATTGAGCGTATAGCTACTTTTGCTACGTATACTATGGCTAAAGAATTAGGTACACCTTTGCCGAAGAATGTTAGTGCATTAAAACCGGAAGGTACGATTAGTAAGTGCTTTGACTCTACAGAGGGGGTACATACTCCACTAGGTAGATACTTATTTAATAATGTTAGTTTTGGTATTCATGATCCTTTAATCCCAATACTTCGTAGTGCTAACTATAAAGTAACAACTCATCCTACAGATCCAGGTGCTGTAATTATTGCACTACCAGTTAAATATGATGGAGTAGAGTTTACAGAAGTAAATGGAGTTGAACTAAACCTAGAGTCTGCTATTACTCAACTAGAGAGGTATAAGATGCTGATGAGTAGTTACTGCCATCAGAATGTTAGCTGTACTATTTCATACTCTATTGATGAGACAGAAGAAATTGTAGACTGGTTATTCCATAATTGGGATAACTATGTAGCAGTTAGTTTCTTATTTAGAAATGATCATACTAAGACCGCTGAAGATCTAGGGTATGCCTATCTACCTCAACAGATTGTTACTAAAGAAACGTATGATAAATATGTTTTACAGTTACTAGAAATTGATCTAGATAGTGTAAATAGTGACGCTGAAATTAGTGGTAATGAATGTTCCACTGGATCTTGCCCAATCCGTTAGCATAGCAAAAACCCGCTTAGATTACTCTAAGCGGGTTTTTTATTTCTTTAAGAGCATCTCTGCTCTAACTTCTTCCTCAATCTGAGCACGTAAAGCAGCTCTATCCGTTGCTTCAATTAAAGGTGCTTTAATAGCTTTAGGTGGGTCTAGTTGAGATACAAAAGTACAAAATTCCCCTACAAAAGTTACCGCAGCTCTTTTACCTACATCATCTTTGAAAAAGGATTCTAGTTTATCTAAATTATTAGATACAACTATTTGTTGGTTACTACTAAGTGCGTCTCCAAAAGCTACATAGGTACTAAACTTACGTAAAGAGGCCTGTACTACTTTAGGATTAGATCTTACAGCAGAAGCAAGTGCTTCTGGAGTAACTATATTAAGGAGTTGTGTTAACATATTATACTGCGTTCCAGTTAGTGCCTCTATATACTAAAGTTACACTTGCATTACTAGCAAAAGGTAGTGAGTAGCCTAAAGGACTAATAAATCCTTCAACTGTTTCTCCTACAATATTACCTACAACGGTAATATTACCAGCATTACCTACTTCAGATTTAATTATAACCTCAGTACCGGCAACACCTACTGGTAAAGTTAAAGTAACTGGGACTACAGCAACTACACCTACATAATAGTCTGTATTAAGTACTGGACCTGTTAATACAACTAGTCTAGTAGCTACAGTAGTAACTGGAGTAACATCAATAGTTAGATTAGGTGCTGTACCTGTAATAGCAACATTAGTACCAGCAGTTAGTCCTGTAAGGACCCGATTACCCGTATCGGTTACTGCTCCAGTACTAGTTACTGTAGCAAAAGTAGGATCTGCAGTAGTTGCTACACTTTGTGGAATATCTATTACTCCAGCAGTTACTGTAAGATTTGTTCCCACTTCTAAAACACCAAAGGCTGTTTTTGACCCTAGGGGTGAATTATATGACATATTGAATTCCTTTAAAAACTATACAATGCCCCATTCGGACCCATCGTATATTAGAGTAATACTAGCCCAATTATTATTAATTATAGTACCAGTATTACCGTCTATATTTGAACCAGTAGTACTAATAGTAATTGGGTTAATACTAGAAGTACCTAGGCTATCTTTAATTACAAATACTTTACCTATAGTTCCTACTGGTAAAGTAATAGTAGTTGGAGTAGTACTAACTACTCCTATAAAGTACTCACTAAGAGTTGGAGTATATGTAGATGTACTTATTAGAGTTACAGGTACATCGGCTAAAGAACCGGGCGGGCCCTGTGGACCTATTGGACCCTCGGGTCCCGGTGGTCCGGCTGGGCCAACTTGGGTTATCTCTGTAAAGTTTATATCAAGTCCATCGCAGGGTACATTAGGTAATAAACTAGGGCCTAAATATGGATTAGATGGGATTATAAAAGGTATCTGAGATTGAAACATTACTTACCTTTAATTCTTCTATCAACATTAAATCGTCGGTCCTTTTGAGACCGACGATCCTTGGTAGCATATTGAATGTATATATCCCAACAGTTTAATTTACCTAAGTACGCCCAGATTACTTTGAGCGTACTTAGCATTATTAAGCTACTCTAGTATTGGCAGCAGTTTGTGAGTTGCCAGATACTGTACCGCTACCAATATTCAATACACCTTGTTGGATGTGTTGATTTTGAGCGTACAAAGCATTAACATTAGCTAACAGAGTAGCGATTTGTTGTTGCTGTTGTTGTTGCTGTTGTTGCTGAGCAACAGCTGTAGCAGTGTTAACATTACTAATAGTAATATTACCAGTTGCTTCTTGTAGTCTACGGTCGCCACGCATCTCAATGATTTCATTCTGAGCTGTAGCTAACTGACGATTCAGGGTTGCTTCATACTGAGAGGTAATCAGACTACGAGTCTTTTCACCGTCATTAACAATAGTAGTTTGCAGAAGTGCACTAGTACGTAGGTTATCAATTGCTGCATCCTTAAATGCTAGAGCAGTTGCTGTACCATTTGTAGCTACTTGTACACCTAGTTGAGCTTGCCCAAGTGCAATTTGTGTAGACAGATCACCTGCATTCTTTTGTACTAAAACTTGAGTAGCAGATGCATTTAGAGCATTCTGTGTACCTAAGTTGCCAGTAGTCAAAGCTACTTGAACATTAGTTTCACCTTGGCCTTTAGCAATTTCCACACCTAACGCCGAGTTTCCTACTGCGTAGGCCATTTGCGTAGCTGCGGCGGTGCGTTCAATAGCTGCCTGAAGTTCACGTTGTGCTTCTGCATTAAAACGTGCTTCATTTAGTGCAGTACTAGCTGCGATTTTACTATCTGTATTCAGATTAATAGCATTAATACCGGATTGAGTGTCTCCACCATTATTACCTCCGAAAAGGCCACCCTTGTTGCCTCCTAGTAAGGCTCCGCCCAATACTCCGCCCAATAGACCTGCACCCAAGCCCCCGCCAATAGCTGAACCCATTCCAGCGTTTGGGTTAGCAAATAAATTTACTGCTTCTGTCATTTTCTTCTCCTTGATTTTAGCAGGTTTTCCTGCTATCATTAACTTGCTGAGAGTATCAGCATATCCTACTGATACTTCCGTAGCAGCTTCCTTTTTATTTCGTATATCGAAGTGAACCTTATCACCTGCTTTAACATGCATATGATGTATAGGTACATCCATGTTATTAATATAGGCACATAGGTCTACACCGTGTGGCATAGTAACAGTAACTATGCCATCTGCTGGTATAGTTACAAGGTTAGTAACGCCACTATTATCTAGTGTCCACATTACTTCTCCTATTTTCTGTAGCAGAATTATTTTTGCTACAGGTTATATTATACATGCTTAGTGACGAAAAGAATAGAAGTAGGTTTTTTGTTCATGGAAAATACAACATCAAAAATTTAAGTCTTGACAGATAGTTTGGTTAGGATATTTGGACGTGAAAACGCCTACTTAACTTTTAGAGTTAAGTAGGCTTTTATTATATTTACAAGGCTATTAATTTTTCAATCTTCCAGTCGATCAGATCAAAATCGACAGCACCAGTACTTGCCCCAATTTGTACACCAACAGTAGGGTTAATTGCTGTCATACCTGCCGGAATCGTATAAACAGGTGTTCGTGTTTTTGCCGTCCATGACTTTGATCCTAGTGCCATAAGGTTCGGAGTTTCTATTGCTGGGACTACAGTAAAGTTTGCGATGACAATTGAGCCATTGATTAGCAAGTATGAAAATACCCGAGCTAATAGTACTCCAGACTTAACACGAATTGTTGCGGTAAATCGAACCTTATCACCAGCTACAAATACGGCTAGGGCAGTAGCAAGACCTGCTGCATTAAGACTTATCCCAATAAACGAGGCAGCTCCAGCATTAGTAGCAATTACATTTAGCCCAGTAAGTGTTGATGTATATGTCTTGGCTGCTAGCGTCACTGCTGCTGGACCTGACGATACAGCTACAGCTACACTATCAGGGGCGCTACCAGTTATTGTACCGGTACCTGGGGTTGCAGTTCCAGTTGTACCTGTAAAAGTAGGAAGCGATACAGTGCTAGTTATAGAGTATGCAGGGACAATATATAATTTACCTGCAAGATTTAAAGCTGACTGAAATCCTAGCAATGCTGCACCTTTTGAATTTGGATGTATCAGCGAATCAAGTAGGCATGTTGTGTCTGGGTCACTCAGACTTGATGCAGTATTCAAAATAGCAGGGTATATGTCGTTCCAAATTACATTTGGATACCTAGCGCACAGCCCTTTCATTAGGTTATTGAGCGCTGGAATCTCCAGAGATCGGTAACCGTCAGTAGCGTTCGGACCCCATAACCACGGGGTGACAGAGTCCACTACGATTGCTTGTTTTACTGGGGAAAGGGCATCAAGAATTACTTTTAGGTCTATAGCTGCCTGTTCAATACTAGTAGCGGTAGCATACCCATAACGTAGATTATTTACACCACCATGTAGCCAGACAATCTCTGAAGCATCTGCAACTGTAGCAGCCACCTGAGTCGAATTAATAGTAGCAAGCGCATATCCACCAACTCCACGATTAGCTACCATATCTAGAGGACTATCGATCTGTGATGAGTACCAATTAATGATACTCATTGTATTGCTTACTCCACCAATATTCTGGTTAGCCATGATTGAATCACCAATACCGGTATATAGGCCGTATGCGAGTAATGGTGCCCCGTTCAGCGCCAAAAAGTGAGTTGACGATGTTGCTTTATACGTCCAACCATTTTCAGTAGCATAAATTGTTCCAGAGACTAGAGTACCTGCTTTCCTAAGGGCTACTAAAGTAGAAACCGTTGTCGCTGTAGAAGCCCCACTAGAACCTAATCCAAGATCCGCAACAACATCTCTAGTAGCGGCAGTTATTCCCGTAACTGTTCCAGAACTATTACGGGTAGCTTGTATAGGTGTACTATTATCAGCAGTATCTAGCACTCCATCTGTATATCTAGCTAGATTAATACCCATATATGCATCAAGAGCGTCATTAGCATATTTTAACTCTAGCCCAGGTTCAGGTGTAATAACAAAGTTATCTATATTTACAGGATGACCTGTAGTAGATTTATAAACATATCCAATAAATATTCCTTCTTTTAAACTACAGGTACTTCAGCAACTATAGGCGCTAATTCTGGTAGTGCTTCTACTGCAGGTACTTCATCAGCAATAGTTTCTAGACTAATAGTAACTCCAACCTCAGGGGTTAGTAAATCAATAACTTTAGTAAAACTAGTACCTGTAGCACGAATCATATAGTTACTAATAGTAACAGTTCTACCATCAAGACTTTTATATAAATAGTCCATTTTATTCTCCAGTAAGTTAACCCCTACTGGAGGTTACTTAGATTATTAAGTAGTCTAAAATAGACCAGTAGTACAGTTACTCTTTGATATAGTTTATAGGACTATTACTATTATCTAAAGTATAATTTACGACAGCTTCAGGAGTATCGTTGATACCCTTATATCCTATATCAAACTCGGTAAATAGGTCGTTTACTAGTTTGGCACACTGCATAACTTTAGTATTATTAGTATCTTTAGTAAATGCTGCTTTAATAGCCTCCCACTTAGAGTATGGGGTACCTATATATTGTAGGAGCTTCTCTTCAGTAGCATCTGTAGTTCTAAAGTTAGTTCTAATATAGTAGAAGGGCAGTAGTTTAGACAAGGGGTAAATTCTTACATAAGGTACTACTGCCTCTACTACGAATACTCTTCCAGATACTACGTAGGCAACCCCTACGTGGTTATAGTCACTCATAGTACCCATACGAACTAAGTTAAGTTGTATATTTCTCCATGAGTTCCACTTACCTCCCTCAGACCAAGCTAGTAGGTCTCCGGTTTGTATAGTTTCTCTTAGTTCGCTGTATTTCATTTTAAGGTCCTATCTGTAATATAAATACTAAATTTTAGGTACTCTGTATACTGGTATTACTAATGTAAAACAGTTTGCTATAGATCATAACCTACATCAGGGGCACTTTGGTGAACTATTAAGAGGTAAAGCTAAGTCACATAAAGGCTGGACTATAGCCTAACTAAAGGCAATATAACCTAAGAGTTATATTGCCTTTCCTATTTAACGGTAACCTGAATAAGCTTTCAGAACTTTTTTCGTAATACCCGATCTAACACAGTCATCATCGGTAAACTTAATTACCTCTACTTCATCTAAGTGACTAAGTCGTCCAATAGCATCTTCTAACCCAGTAGCGTCTAATTTATCTCGTTGGTCAATATCCCCATTTACTAGAAGTCTAGTATTCTCGCCTATTCTAGTAAGTAGTAGTTTCATCTGCATAGGAGTAGCACTTTGCATTTCATCAGCGAGAATTAAGCAACCATTGCTAGAACTACCAAAACTTCTACCACGCATAAACGCTAAGGGAACAGGTTCTATAGTTCCAGTTTTTAAACAATATTCTACAAAGCTTTTACCAAGTAATTGGTTAAGAGTCTCCATATAAGGGATTAGGTAGGGTAATAGTTTACCTTCTACTAACTCGCCCGGTAAAAATCCTAGTTCTTCTCCACAAGCTTCCACAGCGGGGCGAGTAAGGATAATCTTATCAATCTTCTTATAGTATAGTTGTTCAGCTGCATAGTGGGTGGCAACGTAACTTTTACCAGACCCAGCACTTCCGAGTGCGAATACAATAGATTTAGACTGGATAGCCTCTATATAGTCCTCTTGGGCGTAAGTCTTTGGTTCTAACTTGGGAAACTTCTGTATATAACTACGTTCCTGTGGGGTATCAGACTGCCCCATATCAGCATACATTTGACGACGAGATTTCTTACCAGTGGTTGATGCCATTAAGTTTCCTTAATTAAGTTAATAAATCTAGTAACTACTAGGTTACTAGGACCTACCTAAATTATAATAATGTAACTGCCTTATTGTATAAAGCAGTACGCTCTGCTAAACCATTATATCCACCATTAATTTTTTTAGTAACTACCTTAATGTCACTAAAACTATCTAGTTTATTATTTTGCCAGAAGAATCCTGCACTTCTGGCAGCATTTATAGGTAGTTCTAGTAACTCTGGGTGCTCTAGTAAATCAAGGTCTAAAGCAAGTGCTGCTATAGCGTAGTTGCTTTTACCTGTAGTCTGAATAAGTCCTCTACCCATAAACTTCTTACCGTCACCCGTACTTGTATTACCAAGATCTTTACGTCCTTCATATCTAGTTTGAGTAGGTGTTGGCCCCCAAATCTCTTTAAGCCAGTGTAGTCCGCCAGATTCATGACCTACCTGAGCTAAGAACATTGCCTTATTTTTAATATTGAATTCAGTAAATACAGTTTCAATAATAGTGGCAAACTTTGTCGCATCGACTAGGCTTGCCCCGGTGCATTGTCTTAGTATACTAATATCCATAGTTATACTACAGGTACTGTAGCTCCTTGTTTAACTGTTCTACCTACCATACCAGCAACTACTAGTACTAAGGTAAGATAGTTAACTAGGTTATGCGGAACTTGTGTTTTTAAATCATCTGGGATTGTTAACCAGACTGTCTGAAGTGTACCTGCTAATGCCATTGCTTGCATCGAGAACCATTTCCAGCTTTGTTTTACATCTTCTACTAATGTCATGATATTTTATCCTTTAGTTCTTTAAGGTATCTAGTTATAGCCCAGACACCTCCAAATATAAGTAATGCTAGAGTTCCGATAAATATGTATATCTTACTCATTGGTTCTCTAACGTCCGAGTCTCTGTGAAGTATACTGCCCTTAAACCCAAATAATGAGTACCAGGGATATCGTAAATCACTAGGAGGAGCAAAGTGAGTAATTTTACTTCTTACTCCCATATGTAGTACATGAGGAATACCCCAAGGAGTAGACTTAGCTAGAAGTAAGTAACCTCCTTCTTTATGCCATTTATCAAGTGCATAAAATAAACATTAGGAGTAGTATTCTTTAGACATCTAGTTTAGGATATGTATACCCATGCATTAGGGCCAAGTCGTTGAATAGTTTGTACTATATACTGAGCTGCAGTTTTAGGAGACCCTACAAGGGTAGTACCTGCTACAGCATATGTTACTGCAGTAGCAGAACCTTGATAGGATCTAATAATATGGTTATCGGTAAATCCACCTACAGCATCTGTAGGGATAGTAAGAACTGCCCCACCAGTACACTTAATTAGCGTATCGTCATCTGCAATAGATAATGTTCTAGTACCTGTTGTTAGTGTAGCAGCACTTGTACCGTCTTTAATATCTAGTATATTATTAGTATATCTTTGTAAGCTAATACCAATTAAAGCATCTAATGCTTTAATTGATGAATCAGTATGCAGACCCCCCACAGTTACAGAGTAGGTACTAACGTTGAAAGTTCTTCCTGTTGTACTTTTGTATAAATATATTGCCATTTTATCCTTTATTAATCTTCCATATCATCTTCTACTTCAGGTTCCCAATCATCACAAGTACGAATAGCAGAACAAGGAATATTCCAGCGATCGCATACTGCGGCGGGCATACCATCAATATCTGCCCATTTAGGAGTAATAGGTAGTTGAGAAGGTTTCAACTGGGCTCCCGGGCCTGTACGAATACACTCAGTATTTTCAGGTGTATCATCATATTCTTCGCAGGTCATACAAAGTCTAGAGCGTGCGATACCTTCTGGTACATGCCATAGTGACATCTTATCCCCCCAGAATAAGGTGTTAGGCTGCCTAGGGTCCGCAGGACCAAGATTAGCAAGTTTAATTGCCATCATATGGTTTGCCAAGTTTACCTCAGGGTAAATAGTGCAAGTTGGACAGTTATCGCTCATTTTATATTTCCTAATTCTTTAATTAGTTTAACACTATTCTTTTGCTGCATAGCGCAATAACCATATGTCTTAGCTAAATTACTATAAACTATAACAACATCCTCGAATGTTGCTACCTGTAAACCTTCATCTAGTAGCGGGCACTCTTTTAGTAAGTCAGGGTTAATATTAACTGGAGTACCTGTAGGAATCGATACTGGTTTATTTAAAAATGCACATCCAGAAAGAGAGAAAATTAATAGGATAGTTACTAACAGTCTATTCATTTTATATTCTCATTAACCTGTTTATTTATCTGTAAAAAGCTATCTGAAAATGTAGTGCTTGGAGTACATTCTTGATTTTTTATAACTACTAAGGGCTTATTTTTAATACTAACTAAAATAGAGTTAATATTCTTATTTAATAGATCAGTAGAAGCTTTTTGTTGAGTTGCTAATACGTTAGACATTACTTCAATTGTTTTAGCTTTATCAGTAATATCTTTCTCGTATTGTGCAATAACAGCAGTGTACTTAATCGTAGCCTCTTGTACCCCTGTACCTTTTACGTAGGAGTACCCGCTATATAGTGAAGCAACTATAACTATTAATAGAAATAGTTGCTTCCAGTATTTTAATAGAATTAAAGCCATTATTATCCTTGTATAAAATAAGTACTATTGATAGAACTTATTATAGTACCATTACTTACTAGCTCCGTTACTAAATTACCCGTTCTAGTATCAGTAATAATATTAGAAGCATTATCTTTACTACTAATAACTACTATAATACCTACAACTGTAATAGGAGTATCCTGCATAGGTGCACCACCTATAAAGAATACCTTATCTTGACCATCTATGCTTGTTAAAGCCGAAGTTGTCCAGTTCGCTGTATTAATACTAGAAAGATCTAATGTATCCGTAGTACTAATAGATCCACCTATAGTTACTACAGAGTATACTATAGTCTGGTCAGATGTATCGAGTGAAGCGATACTTACACTAAGGGCACCTATAATATACCCTAGTACTGATGAAGTATCTTTAATATCTGAAGTATTAACTTGACCTATTGTCCAGTTAGCTAATATTGAAGAACTAATATCTACACTATCAATATTATAAACAGAGCCTAGAGTAATACTTCCAGCAGTAGTTAACATACTACTTAAATCTTGACTATCCGTACCTAATATTTGAGATACTGTCCAATTTGCTAAGGTAGAAATATTAGAGTCTGAGGTATCTAATTGAGATATGGAACCAAGAGCAATACTTCCTATAGCCCCTTGTATATTAGTAAGATCTTTAGTATCTAACGCAACTACCTGAGATAGAGTCCAATTAGTCCCAGCAACTTGCTGAATATCTATACTATCTAATGTACTTATAGAACTTAGAGTAATACTTCCGGCAGATACGGATACCTGAGTTATATCTACTGTATCTGAAGATACTAACTGTCCTATAGTCCAATTATCTAATACTACAACCTGTATATCTATAGCATCTATAGTACTAATAGTAGCAACTAGTGGTTGAGAGCTAACTAGTAAACTTAAGGGTGTAGTTGTAGAAGAAAATAACTGCCAAGGATTACTACTTAGTGAACTATGCCACTCACTAGATATTGCTTTACTAAATATATAACATACATTACATACAGCACCAGACTGCCTAGAATTAAGAGAATCATTAATCTCGAAACGTGAGGTACCAGTCGAAGCTAAAGAAGCGAACGTAGTGCTAGTAACAGTACTAGGGATCCCGTCTAAGTAAAGAGTTTGATACCCTGATAAAACAGACCCAGAAATACTCATATTTCCACTAGGAGTTCCAGCGGATGTCGTATAATAGGAAGAGGCTCCTGCCCCAAAAGTTAATGTAACCTTATTTGTACCAAAACGCTTAAGTTCAACGCAAACATAAGGATTTGAATTAGTACTATTATAAGTTATACCTGCTAGAGTAGCATCTCCAGTAGATGTTGGAGGTATAAATCCATTCCAGAAAATAGCTGCTTCATTTGTAGGTAATAACTTCTGGGTACAATAAGCCCCAGAAGTTATTGTTGATCCATTTAAACCTATACCTTTAGTACTAGCAGCTAGTTTAGCCCCTGATTGTAGTACTAGACTTTGCCCACTAACTAAGTCTTTTAAAGAATTACCAACGTACGCAGAAATAAGATACTTATATAAAGGATGTAACTTATTTAATGTAACCCTACCTTGTGGCTGTGTAAACTTATTAGCACTATTTATAATAGGTATTATTGTAGTACTACCAAAAGAGGAAGAAGTACTACTTATATCTGCACTATCTACTGTTGTAATAGAGGTAATTACTGGTACTATTGCAGTAGTATTTTGTATATCTGCACTATCTACTGTAGAGATACTTGCACCTGTAGCCCCACTCGTACTCGTTACCCATATAGGTGAAGATATAGGAGTGAAGATTTGCCAGGGATTGTTTGAGAGGGACTTGACCTCTGCGTCAGATAAAGCGCGGTTGTAGATCAGCGACAGTGAGATGTACCCATTCATCGGGCTTCTCGATCCGGAATATGATCGGATACCTACTTGAGTCGGCCCAGTTGTGCTGGCAACGGCAGGCAACCCAGTTGCGCCAGTTAATCTGATGCCATCTCTATAGAGATTTTCAACACCGCCAGAATATGAAAATGCGGCAGTGTGGGGCACACCCACTGAAGGCTGAACACCTTCAAAAATAACGCCCCCTGCGACACCACCATTGATAAAAGCTCGGATACCCCAGTTATTGCCACCATTGAGTGTCAGGCAGTAAGCTCTACCGAGTGATGCATCATCGCGGGAGATAAGTACGTACTCATTTCCGCTACCTATAACCGTACTGATAACCGAATTGATCTGGAACAGCGAGAACAGCGTGAAACTAGTGGGGTTTAGAGTCGCTGAATTTCCGTAGTCGATACCTTGGCTAGATGTTGCTACGAAATTTACCGCCGTTCCTTCGGAGAAAACCACGCCTGTTGGAGAACCAATCAGGGTCGGCGCACCAGTGCTCCCAGCAATGTTTACAATATCCGTATCATGATTTGACGCAAGCACTAGACCACGAGTGATCGGATTTCTCCAATCAATCTGCGCCCCTCCCTGTGGCTGAGAATATCTCTTAGCCATAATTAAATCGTAGTGAGTTCTTGCCCGTACGCCTCAACTGTAATAGCATTAGTAGCACCATTAGTAACTGTAATATTACAGAACATAGCACTAGCAGGTACTTCACACACATAGTCATTTACTGAACTATTAACAGTATCGCCTGATATTTGATAAAGTATCCGTTTAGTACCTGTAGTTTCTCCTACATAAAATTTAATTATAGGAACTGTAGTAGGAGCGGCAGCCCCATTAGTAAGTTTAACACATGCTAAACCTCCATAACAAGTACCCATACTCCACTCAGTTACACTAACCGCAGTTGCTGCTGCTAAAGATTGACTAGTTAATAGTGTCTTTGCTGTTTTTGTTGATGCCATATTTTACCCCAAAAAGTGACCATCGATTGGGTCATATAGTGCACAACGCACCTCATACTCAGTAACTGGATCAGGTATAGTAGCTACAGCTTTTAAAGCAGCATTCATAGTAGGATCTAGTACTAATTGGTCAATCATACCTTGCGAACTAGGTAACCCAAAGTCGAAGGTTCCAGCATTTATTAATTTCATACCCCATTTAACTGCAGGTACTGTAGTAGTAAGAGCATCTAATTGGTCTAAAAGTGCAGCACCTAGCGTAGGGCCTAGTGCTTGCATAATAGTTCCAATTCCACCCTGATAACTAATAGTCTTAACTCTACCTACAGAAACAACAGTAGCAATCGCTATGGTATCTCCGGTACTAAGTACCGTAGTCGGTACTTTAGCCTTAAGTTCTGCTAAGGTTAACATATTTTAGTGACCTGAGTTACCACTAGTAATAGTCCAGGCAGTGATTGCAACTGGTTGACCTGAAGTAGGTAATCCAATAGTCATATCACAACCAGCTACTCCAGCAGAACCATCAAAAACTGCTGTACCACCCGAGGTCTTAACACGATACCAAGTTGGCTGTACCGATGCACTAGCATTAACATTAGCAGGTAAGGTAGGACTAAGGACGGAAGGTAATGCAGCAGTAGAAGCACCTGCAAAAGGTGTACCTAGGGTAAATGGACCAGCAACTAGGGTACCATCAGCGCCTGCTGTGCTGGAAGGTTGTACACCAGAGTATAGATATAGTAGTCCTGCAGCACCTACTGTAGAAGTAGTTCCTGCTAATTGGGCTTGTTCAGCCGCAATTGAATAATTTAGTTTTGATGCCATAATAAGATCCTTTTAAAAATGAGTTACTAGTAGTATATAACTACTTAATTATGATCCTACTAGAATCATCTTGTTACTTCTTTATTGACGGTTATACTACCCTCAATAAATGGATATATTTCTATACCCGATATAAGTTCTAAACTATATACTGCGCTAGTAATAGTCAATAATGCTGTATCAGCAGCACTAATAGTTATAGTTATTATTTTAGCAGTATTATCAATAGCAATACCGCCGTTTTCAGTAGTAAGTTCCTTAATAATATCAATTGAATCAATCTTACTTCTGATCTGCATTTTAGCAGTTAGATTTAATAAGCTATTAGGTATATTAAACTCTAGTATACCTCCACTAGTATACGCAGTATACGCAATACTATTTACAGAGTTAATAGTTATACTATTCTCTGTAGTAGCGGAGATATTATAATAAGTATCAGAAGAGTTAATTTCCTTCATACCTACTACATTAGTAATTTTAGTTCTCCACCCTACTGGAATTCCGTGCCCTACCGAAGTAACTATTACAGGAGCTGCACTAGTAATACCTGTAATAGTAGCGTAACCTTTATCTGAGGATTCCCAGCGTAATACTTCTTTAAAGGTACTGCCTTGGTATATCTTAAAATTAAGTTTAGTAGGTACCATTATGGCGCTCCTGTAAATATAGCAGTCAATTTAACTATAAAGCCTGAGGCTAATAACCCTACTAAAAATGTTGTTACAATAGATATAACTACTTTGGTAGCAGAGACCTTATACCCTGATATGATAGTATCTGCTGCACGTCTATCTAAGTGATCTTTTCTATGTCCAGGGTAATCGATACCTTCTATATCATCACGTAGAAAAGCAGTATCAATCTGTACTATTTTTCTCTTTATATCTTCTAATTCTTCTTGAATTATCTCTAACTTTCTATGAATAGCATTACATTCTGCTAAACTTAGACTATGTTTATTATCATTAATATCCGGCATGTTTATACCCTTCTGCTAAAATATAGGGTCGAATACATATCCAACACGCTGCGAATGCTAGTGCTATATTACCTGCAATAGCAGCTGGTAATGGGTATACTGTAAATAGCATACTAAAACTTACGTATAGCCATAAAAATGCATTCCATGCAGCAAAATAGCGTGCAAACTTACTATGTAGATTATCTGTTAGTACTATTAGTAATTGTAACATAGCAGTAGTAGTAAATATTACTGCCCAAAACCCTTCTTGTGCAATAATATGCATTAACGCATAATCATCTCCATCAACAGTATCTCCCGGCCAAATAAGCATAACTGCCCATAGTAGTTCTGCTAGAAAAAGACTTATTCTTGTAGCTATTAGCTCGCTATCCCATAGAGCTCTAGATAATGATAGTAAATACCTATTAATCATTTATTCTCCAAAATTTTGATATCTCTATAATTTTGTACTATTATAACATTTAAGCTCAGGATCTGCAAGTCAAAAAAATAGCGACCCTAGGGTCGCTATTTTAGATTACTTTAGTTCTATTGCAGATATTCTGGCCTCCATACTTTGAATTAGTTTCTGTTGTTGCTGAATCACAGTACCCATTCTTCCAATTAGACCCATATAGTTAACTTGTTGGTATACTGGGAAAGTTTGCTCTTCCGTAATAGCAGGGATAGCAGGAGTAACTTCAACTCCATCTATATCAAGTACGGCAGGAACTGCGGCAGTAATTTCAACTTCTCGTACTTCAGTACCGTCCTTGGTGCCTGTTACTAGGTCTGGGTAGATTGCTTGCAGTTCATGAGCAATAGGCCCACAGTCATGGCGGCCATCAGTCCACTCGAAGTCATGGAACTCAATGTCCATGAATCGCAGTGCGTTGGCTGGTCTGATATTGGTTTTTAGTCGGTAGTCTGATGTAGTATTATAGGCAACTGCTGTAGTACCGTTTTGAGTAATAGAACCAATTGCGGCTCCGTTGTACCCGAAATTTGAGTATATAAACCCAGACACAGCCCCATTCTGATGATTAATGGTTATGTACCCTCCGGCATTGGTACTACTTATTGCCACTGAATAACTATTTGATAAGCCCCCGCTTCCTAGGCTTTGCTGCCCTATCAAAAGGTTACCGCTAGAATCAAGCCTCATTTTCTCCTGAATAGAATCTACTGGGTTAGCTCCCCCTATTAGATTATTTGTATAAAAAGCTAATGCAGTATTCCAGCCCGTAGCTTCCCGTAATCCTGCTATACATGAGGAAACAACTCCGGCTGAACTAAAACTAAATATATTTGAATCTCCATTATTTAGTAGGGCACCCATATATAACGGATTAGTCCAGTCAGATACTTTAGTAGCAGTTGGAGAAGTAGTTGCGGCGGCTGAGGTACTAAGTTTTCCTGTGGCACTCAGCGCACCAGTAACTGCTAGACCTGCAGTAGAGAATGTAGCTTGTTGTGCATAACTACCTGAAGAACCTTGTCGGATAATAGTATTAGCACCTTGTAAGAATAATACCCCTGCACCTGCAGTACGTGATTCAACTACTAAGTCGTTTGCACCTAGAGACGTAACTACACTATTTGTACTCAGCGTCGTAAATGCCCCCGGTATCGTCCCGCCATTGATCCATGCCGCCAACGTCGCTTTCAGATTGGCCCATGTAAGTTTACGCAGTACTGTAGGTGCAGTACTATCTACTAAACTTATTTCATCTGCATCTACTGGAGTAGCTTTAGTAGTAGCTGCATGGGTCTGTGTAGCAGTACTATTACTATAACTATTTACAAGTGCAGCAGCTTGAGAAGCTAGATCTCTAATATAGCTTTGTGTAGGAACAATACTATATGCTTGTCCTGAAGCGGTGGACCCTAGGTATACAGTTCCTAGGGTTAGCGCGGTTGAAGACTGTATAGATAAAATTTCGTACAATTTACCGTCTGGGGCACTTATACACTCACCTACATTCGCTCCAACAATAAAGTCAGTACCTGTACCTACAATAGAAGCGGAACCATTAGTTAAGGCAATAGTGCCTGTTCTATAAAAACTCATATTTATCCTTTTAAAAATAACCCAATATTTTGTATTGGGTTATTATAACATTTAAGCTAGCGGTCTACAAGTGTAAATATAGTACGCCTATTTACTACCAAACTATATTTTCTACTTCTGCTATAGTAATTGCTGCTTCTATTTGCGCGCGTAATACTACACCTTTTGCAAACTGAGTAGTTACGTGAGTAGCTAGGGCAGCACCTACTTGGATCATTTCCCCTTGATTTAAGGTTCTAGTAGTATTATCCGCTAGGGTCCATCCAATAGAAAAACTAGGGTTTAGTGAAGCAAGCGTAACTGCTCCACTAATTCTATTTTGACTTACTGTATCAGAATCAAATACTAGATTATTCCATATGAATCCAGTATATTCTACTTGAGTTCTAGCCTGTTTTATTTGATTCCATTTAGCAAGTTTAATATCCTGTAATGTTCTAGGGTCTTCCCATTGTTTAGTTACATAGTTAAACTCATGAACTGGGGAAGACTGTATAGGTACAAGTACTAGAGTACTATTAGTAACGTAGTACTTATTAGCATCTGATATATTTATATTAGTATATAATTCTGTACAACCAGCAGGTGGTTCACTTTGCTTTTCTGAAGAGCTATGAATTCTACCTGTAGCATTATTATAGTATATAAAACAAATCATACTTTATTCTCCAAGACGGAAATTGTAGTGGTTAACCATACTTCTGAATTATTCCCAAAAGTAGCACCAATTGATACTTGAGAAGTTACTCTAAATGCGTATGTAGACCCTGCTACAAGTGTTGTCAATAGACCGTGGGGGTATAGTCTTACAGCAACAGTACATGCAGGCGCTATACTTACAGAAGCCATATTAACGTTAGAATTAACTATTGTAGAGGTGTAAGCCCCCCCATCTTTAGATACTTCTACAGTAGCTAAAATATTAAAAAATGGTGTAGTAGAATTGCCCGCAAGTGCATATATGTATATATCCGTAAATAACCATAGAGGTGACCCTGTAGAAGTAATAGTAGTAACAGTACTAGTAGTATTAACTGAATAGTAGTCTGTAGCTAACGGGTATACTTTAAGTAACCCAGAGCCTGCAGTTTGTAAGGCAGTAGCAGCACCTACTCGAATTCTATCTGTAGTAATAGTTCTAGCAGTAATAACACTTGCATCTAAAGTACCTACCTGTGCAGTTCCAATTGTAGCTAATGCTATCTTAGCACCTGTTATAGTTAGATTATCAATTTTAGCTGTTGTTACAGCTAGATCTTGAATCTTAGCTGTTGTTACAGCTAGATCTTGAATCTTAGCTTTAGTTATTTGACCATCCTGAATAAATGCATTTTGTGCGTAAACTCCAGCGGGTAGTGTAATATCTCCAATTAAGGTAGGTACTGCTAGTACGGTAAACGGAGAGTACCCTGCAGCTGCCCCAGTAGGTGCGGTTATAGAGAACTTATCAGCCCTTACCTCAAAAGTAGACCCAGTACCCGTAGGTCCAGTAGACGCTAGCCCATATCCAGATACTTTACCATTTACATCTAACTTAACAGTATATTGTGCTAGTAACCCTGTTACTGAAGTAGCACTAGCAACAGACTGTACTTGTACAGCAGCGTAATCTCCCGTATTTAAACGAGCAGATATAGTATCAGTTACAGAAGCAGATGCTGCAATAGCCTCTGCTTTAGCAGTAGCTACTTGAGTTACACTAGCCTTAGTTGCTAAATCTGTTGTAGCATTATTAACTATAGCAGCTAAGCTTAGTCTTGCATTAGCTTCTGCAGATACGCCTGTATTAATATATGTAGTTAACTCTTGACTAGCTAGAGCTATTTCACCTTTATACGTAACAGTAGCGTCTTCACCATTTAGTACTGCTCTTAATACTGCCTCATCTAGTTGATTACTTTGAGACTTTAGAGTTCGTATATCTCGTACGTTACTTTCAATAGAGTTACTAAACGTAGTTTGTACTGCTATAATATCTGATCTAGTTTTAGGTAGTCCAGTACTAGCGTCATTAACTTGAGAGCTAAGAGTACTTATACTAGAAGCATTTGTTGAATCTGCTGTTGATCTAGTAGAAGCCTCAGTACTAATAGCACTAGCATTAGTTACTATTGATCCTTCTGCATTAGTAACTCGAGCAGCTAATGTAGTTCTAGCATTTGTTTCTGCAGTATCTGCATTAGCTCGTGTAGTTTGTTCCGTTGCTAGTAACGCGTAAGTAGCCGGTAACCCATTAGTTATATTATTTACTTGAGAAGATAGCGTTGATACACTAATTGTTATAATATTATCTGCATCAATACGAGCTGTTTGTTCAACTAATAATTGTGCAGATGAAGCCCCAGGAGAAGGTCTACCAACTGCAACCCAGTCTAACTCAAAGTAGTTACTAACAGATTGAGCACTTGATAGATCTACACGGATTTTATTAATAGTACCCGTCCATGTAGGAGATACTGTACATAATCCAATATTATTAGTATCATACGTAGGTTCTACTAAAGCAATACGTCTAGCTACATCCCATGTAGTATCTGTTGTAGACTGCCAGTATACCCAACCAGCAAAGGTAGGAGTACCCGTTTTTCTTAGGCGTAACCGAATTTGGTTATACTTAGCAGAAGCTGTAGCAATACTAGCAGGAGACTCTACGTATGCCCCTGATGCCTGGTTGGCTGCACGAAGCCAACCTGCAGCAGTAGTAGGCGTACCATTACCTGCCCATCCATCTACTCCAGTATCAAAGTACCATATAGACTGCCAGTCAAATTGTTCCCCTGCACCTGCAGATAATAGAGTAATTTGCTGTGATAATGCATTATCTCCTGCTGCGCGTACAGTAGCTTCGTTATAAATGACACCTGATGTAGTTGCGGTACCATCACTACCAAGTAGTTGAGCAGCAAGTATTCCTCTCTGAGTAGCTTCTGCGATATCTGCGTTAGATCTAGCAGTAGCTTCACTAGATACTGATGCTATTGTAGTATTAATAGCAGTATCTAGTCTAGTTGCTAGCGTAGTTCTCTGTGTAGCTTCAGCAGATATACCAGATACAATAGCAGTTGTTAGGTCTGATCTAGCTAGTGCTACTTCATTAGCTGCATTTACTCTATTTAAATCTGTTGTTACAATTGATTTAAGTAAGTTATACGCATTTTGTTGGGTATCTTCAACTCTATATATAGAAGTAAGTATATCTTTATCTGTTCTAATAGCGGCTTCTGCAGCTACTTGATACGCAACGGAACCTACTGTTGTTAAAGGGGCACTAATAAGAGATATAGTAGTAGAAAGTGTATTATCTAACTGTGTTCCAGTAATTGCCCCATTTAGGCTAGATAATACTTTAGGTATATCCATTCCAGTTACGGCAACAGTACCATTAGTACCGCCTGACCCAGTAGTAGACTCTGCTCCATCAATACTAACCCATTTTAACCATAAGTAGTAGGTAGTACCGGCTTTTGCAGCATATGTATAGTTACTTCCAGTAAACTCTCCTAGTTTAGTAGCTCCACTAAATACGGGTAAGGCTCCAGTTGTCCACTCAGCACCATAAATTCTAGTTTTACCTGGCCCATGTCCTACTATATACGTAGGAACATCAGTACTAATACTTATATTAGTAAATCCGGGGGTAATAACTACACCAGTAGGAGTAGGAGGTGGAGTAGTATCTACAATATAGCCTAATGCTACTGCGTACATACCCGCTGTCGCACTAGCAGGATAGAACGTAGAGTAAGACCCATACTTATCCATACTTCTAATCCAGAAGTACCCTGAGGTAGAACTAGCTAACCTAATATAGTCGTATACTTGTCCTGGAAAAGATACTTTATCAAGTAATGTAGCTAAAGTTCTATCATTACTATTAGATACCCAGATCTCGGTATAGTTAATATCAGTTCTTAATTCATTAAATATCCATTGAATATGAATGGCTAATTCTGTACCTGTAGCCATAGCCGTAACTGGTATAGGGGCAGGAGTAGCATTACTAAGTATTGCTCCTGATACTTTCCAGGGTCCTCTACTAATACTGATAGCTGCTACACGTATAAGTGTAGTGGAAAAGTACTTATTACTACTAATACTATTAGTAGTTGTAGTATTATCAATAGTAAACCAAGTAACTCCATTATCATTACTTTGTTGTACAATATAAGAGGTCGCCCAAGGTGCAGGACTCCAACTAATAGATAGGTTAGAACTAAATATTACAGGAGTTACGACTATAGACGCTACTTCAGGTGCATTAGTATAGTTAGTAAGACTACTAGTAACTAAAGCAACTGGAGAAGTAGTTTGGTCTGCAGTATGTACAGCAGGATCTTCATTAATAGCAGTAATTTCAACTGTAGTATTTGAAATAGGTTTAATTGATAGTACTAATGCAGGTTGTGTATACGTAGTATTTGCACCAAAGGAGTAGAAAGTTCTTTCACTATCTAAAGTAGTATTAATAGTGAAATCAATAGTACCAGTTAGTACAACTTTAGTGTTATCAGTACCTACAGTTGCTACGTAGGGTCCGCTAACACTACCGTCTTTTCTACGTAGACTTAGGTAATGAGTTCCAGTAACCCAAGTTAACGATTCAGATAAAGTAAGTGTATTACCTGATACTGATATTACTTCTCCTGCTTGCCCCCATCCTGGCATATCATGTTGAATATTGATTAAATCTCCGAATGAAGGTATAAAGCCTTCCATTTCAGTTTGAAACTTAATCATCTTCCTACGATATCTATTAGCAGCACATTGATACGTACCTTCTCTATACGCTTGATTTCTATTAGTTACACCAAATAACTCTACCTTTGCTTTAGTTGCCATAGCAGAGCCTGCTATAAAGGTACTAATAGTCTGAGGAGACCAAACAGTTTCGTCAAAATACTTAATATCAATATTGTCAGCAGTATCCTGGCTAGGCATGATATAGTCTACGGATACAGAGCCTTTAACTATATTACGAGTACTAAACATAGCAACAGGTATAGCTTGAGGTGCATCACGAATTACACGTAGTATACCCCCCTGCATAAAGGGTTTAGCTCTAACAATTGATAAGGTCTTAGAGATTGCCTCCCAGAAACTTACAAAATTATCGAATCTTCCGTCAAAGTAATCCCCTCTAGCATCTAAGGTATCTGCTAGAGTTTTAAGGGAGGGTAGGTCTAACTGCGAGTCAGTTAGACCTACTGCTTTACACTGGTATACAAATGCCCATACCGGATTTCTAGTAACTGTAGGTACTGTCCAGGCACTACCCGTCCAAATAGGTAGCTTTCTAGTAGCTATTATATTAAACCTTCTAGATGCTTGCATAGAAAGGTTATTACTTGCTCTCATTGTTACTGCGAGTAGTGTTACATCTCCATAATTACCGGAAGCAGGATGGTACCCTCTAGCTGCTGCCCATACTACAGTATGTCCTGCTCTAGTAGAGGTATCTTTAGTATCTGTCCTACGTACCTTAACTTGGTACCTACCAGCAGCTACAGGGAATCGTCTAGTCCATCTCTGAGGCGTATTAGTAGCAGCAGAAAAAGATAGGCCTGAAAACGTAGTACGAGTTCTATATGAGGCGGTAAGAGCCCCATCAAAATAGTCTACAGGATTTTGCATATACTCAATTAGAGCAGTATTTGCAGGTATACCTTGAGTATAACTCCACGATTCAAAACTAGTATCACCAGCGTATCTAGTATATAAATAAGAGGTACGTAATGCTGGGTTAACATAGGTAGTCCAGTCTCCCCAAGGGGCATAATTAGTAGTACCTGCAGTAAGAACTATATCTGCTCCGGAAGGTACACCAATTGCAGATATAGGAGTTGCGACTACTTCAATCGCAATAGATTTAGCAGATAATGAACCATCATCATTAGCATAGTATAATCCTGCAGGGGCTACTAGATCAATCCCTATCTCTGTAACTGTAGACCCAGAACTATTAACAATAAATGGTCCTATAAATGTAGCATCTAATTCTTGCCCACTTACCTCAGGTACGTTACTAACTGCAGCAAAAATAGAGTTTACTATCTCATTAGGATTATATAGTGTTGTAAATACACTATCAAAACTACTAGCTAGAGAGTTTTCTATTTTTAAGTTATCTAGTACATACTGCCCTCTACCTATACATAGTAATTCTGTTAGGTACTGTTCATTATCAATACCATACTCTACATATGGTTGTGAAGCTAAATCAGGGAATATTTGTATTTTACCAAAATGTTCTGGTATAGCTGATTCAAGTCTAGCAGAGTTTGCTTGAGCTTGAAGTGAGTATGTAGGACTAGGGGCTGCCATTGCTGCCGCGGAAGAGGTACTAGTAGGTTGTGGTACTGGTGCTACTGCATTTACAAGGGCCATACCTATCATCATTAATCCTGACCCTACTACAGTACCCATAGCAGTTAAGCTACCTGCAGTTGCCCCTGCCATACCCATTTGAGCAGCCCATATTCCTGAGCCTGCTCCCATAGTAAAGTACATAACTGCAATCATTAATACTATACGTAAAGGATTAGACCCACCATCTCCACCACCTTGAGGTATTGCTTTAGCGTCTATAAATACTAAAGTATTTCCTTCTACTAACTCTTGACCCCAGTCTTTACGTAAAATAGCATTGCCATCTAGAAAAGCTATATACGGAGTATTCCATTTAGGATCTAGTTCACTAATAGTATTGCTGCCATCAACCTCGACTACGTTTCTAAGTTGAGGATTTAAGCCATTTTCTAGGTATATAACAGTATTCATTTATTCGTGCCTAAAGTATTCTTTTCTGCCGAACCCACTGAAGGGCCAGGAACTATCTTTGGTAAATATTACTCCTATACCTCTAGTACAGTGTAACACTCCCCCTCCATCTATATTTAACCATACTCCTATATGCATAGGTCTATGTACTAGTACTGCGCAGCCTTCCTCAGCTTTAGGTATGCTAATCCACTTATCTCTTTCAGGATTAGTACTAAACATATCTGCAAGACAGTATTGATCTTCATAGTCTGGTGCAATAATAATAGGTACTTCTATTCCAAAGTGTTCTTTCTGTATTAACCTAAAGAAGGCCATACAATCATAACTATTTGGCCCTTGGGCCCCGGCCTGCCATGGGATACCTATGTACTTAGTATAGCTCACGGTAGTAACCCAGGGAATACTGTAGCAGTATATTCCTGTGTAGGGAATTTCTTATTCATAAGATTCATAAATCCTGCAGTTGCTGTAACCTTATGTACATCTGCTGTTATACTTAGTATAGTCATAGTAATAGGGGGGTTATTTTGAGGGGCACTAAGATCAGTACTAATAAACTCTCTATATATAACAGATACTAACTCAGTAGAGGATATAGCCTTTTCAATATTAGCAACAATTGACCTATCTACGTTATCTATAGTAATAGTAACCTGAGGTAATCCTGTTGAAGTTACCTCAGGTTTTGTAAAGTCAAAGTTAAATGCAGTAAAAGTAACTAGTTGTCCTGCATCTCTAGGTGCAGTAGCTTCTAGTCTAGCATTTACTAAGTCTTGATAGTCCCTTACTACCCTAATAGGAGTAATAAACGCAGAATGGAATAATTCCATCGTACTATATATGATAACATTAGAAGGAGCACTTGCGTACGCTTCCTTTAAAGCTTGAGTTAGAGTAGTATCTGACATAATTATTGTATTTCTAAAGTTCCGTTAATTTTCCAATATATCCCACCTACGTGATCAATCGTATAGGGGCCTTTAAATCTTGCATTTACTGAACTATAAACAGTGGAACCTACTGGTAAACTTACTGTAAACCAAGTAACTCCACCATTTATAGTAGTTGTAAACCATGTTCTAAATATTGCTACTTGGTCATTTGTCATAAGCCATGTAGTAGTCATCATATCATTTCTAGCAGAAGTACGTCTACGCACCCTTGCAGATCCAACTTCCATATCAGTACGAATAGTTTGATCTACAGGGGCTATACTGAAGCCACTTGTAGGACTTGGTAAGGTTGTGGGCCATGTTGCCATTAATATGCTCCTACTGACCTATTAAGGCCATATGTGCGACTTAACGCATTAGGTACCGAACCATTACCACTAGTAATATCACCTGCTAAAGAGGACTTAACCTTCTCAACAAATATGCTAATCATATCTACACCGTTCTTATTATCACGTTCCTGCGTACCTGCTTTTTCTTTCGATTCAATAATGTTTATAACAACGTTATTACCGTTAGATTGATTAATACCAGCGCTTCTGACTCCTAACGTACCTGTAGCATCTCTAGTAAGAGGCATGATAGCTTCAGGACCTGCTTCACCCATAAGTCCTGTACCACTAGCAAACTTAAATAATGTAGGGTTTGATACTATAGAGTTACTAAATCCTGATCCTTTAGCAAAAGCTTGAACCCCGGTACTACCAAAAGCATTACCTTTTGCGCTTGGAAAGGTTCCTGCTGGAATAGAAGAACCACTGCTACCACTACTAAACATACTAGATATAAAACTCATTCCAGCATTAGCAAGTGGTCCAGTTACTGATTGTTGTACAGCAATTCTAACCATATCTGCTATTATAGAATTAGCAAGACTATTAAAGTCTAACTTACCTGTAGTAACAAAACTAACTAATGCATCTTCCATACCTTTAAATGCATTAGTAAATGCAGTATTAGTATTTCCTGCTACATCTGCAGCAGTTTTAGCATAAGATTGCAATCCTTTTTGTGCCCCAGTAATCCAATCGCTTGACTTAGCTACTGCTTCTGCAGTATTTTTAATACCTTGAACCGTATTATCATAAACTTGGGCGGATAAAGCTAAAGCATTTGTAGTATCTACGTTTAACTGCTTTAATGCATCTGTTGCTGGAGTAGTATCTCTCTGTACTGCTCCAGGCATAGCGTTTTCACGTTTCAATACTCTAAGTGCTTCTTCTGCATCTCTTCTAGAGTCAGAATCTTTCTTGTTAATATTTGCAGTTTCCTGAGCATACTGTGCTTCTGCTACTGATAACGCTAAAATTTCTACACGTTTAGCATATTCTTTGGCAGATAGTAAGCCAGAATCATCTAAATATTTTAGTGCCTGTTGCTGTCCGTCATTCTGAGCTTTAAATAGATCAGTACTTGCTTGCTTATCTTTTAATGCGTAATCAGACTTAACTTTAGCTAAGGCATTTTCCCCTGCTTCCTTTTTATTAAGTGCTTCAGATGATAGTACTTGATCATCAGTATTAAATTTACGTAATCTTTCTGATCTAGCTCTATCTAATTCTACTTGCGCTTTTTTAGCTGCTTCAGGTGCTTTACTTCCACTCTTGTCAATTGCAGATTGTTGTTTAGCATATTCTAATAGATCTTTAGCATAGTTTCTTCTTAGTATATCCTGATCTGTAGTTAGTATTAGACTACTAAGATTAGCGTCGTATGTACTACTTAGTTTTTCAGTATAGGCTAACTTTTCTTTATCAGTAGTTAGCGCAGTAATATTAAGAGTTTCAGCTTCCTTCATACTATCTATTGATGCTACAAATATTTTCTGTTTGCTTGCAAAACTAGAAGCACCTGCTGCTGCATCAATTTTAGCTAATTGTCCCATAGCTCCCATAAGTTCAGACATATACCCAGGAATAGTCTTCATTAACTCTAATGTATCGGCAGAAGGGGTTTTAGAAGCAGCATCTTTTGCTAATAACTTAGGGTCGATATTAGACTTACTTATTCTAGTAGACATCTGTGTTAATGCTACAACATTAGCTTCAATCTTAGTATCAACTCCTCTAGTAGGAATACCTTGAGCCTTAAGAGCATCTCTTTCAGCATATAGATTAGTACGTTCATTTACTAGTCTAAGTAGGTCAATGGATAGTTTTAAACTATTTTGACTTTGTATAACACTTAAATTAGCCTCTATTGCTGCACGTTGTACTGCAAACTCTGCTTGGTTAATACCTGCCTCAGTTTTTGCTGCTGCTACACCCATTCCTGCTTGCTTCATAACATCTAAGTAGCCTTTAGCAGAAGTAATAGAAGCTTCTTGTAGCGCAATCTTAAATCCTTTAGCAAGATTATTAAAACTAGCAGTAGCAAATTCAGTACCTATATCCTTAAATTTAGTGCGCATATCTTCTGCGGCTGCTTTTTGTTTTGATATACTTACATCAATAGCAACTAATCTACTAGCATCAATATCATGTATTTTTTGAGCGATCTCTAGGTCTCTATCTGATACTAGTCTGACACCATAGTCTGTTCTAGAAGTTCCAGCCTCTAATGTAGCCTGTGTCTTAGAAATAGAAGCCTCAAGAGATGCTTTTTGTCTATCCAAGTTACCTAAACTACTTAGTATAGCGTCTATTTGCTTACTAGCCCCACCTAGCTCTACAGCTGTATCTCTAGGCAATAGACTTAGTGTACTAATATCTTTAGATAACGCAGCTAATGCTTTTAAACTGTTAATAGGATCTTTTAAAGCTTCGTTTAGCGATACTGCTCCTTTACCTAACTCAATACCTAATTTACTATAATCATCTGTAGGGATAAGTTTGTTACCCATTACAGTATTTTGTTTTGCAATATCTGCTAAGGCTGTGGCAAATGCTGTTAGCGCGGAGGCTGCATTATTTGCATTTCTATTAGCAGTCTGTAATAGTTTATCTGTAGCGTTAGCAACTCCTAAAATCTTATTCTCATCTAAATCTTTAATTGCCGAATTAATTGAATTAAAGTTACTAGGGTCTATGCCTTTACCAATAAGATTAGTAAGAGAAGATTTAACTGCTTCTTTAGCAGGACCTTCCTCCATTACTTTCATAGCATCTACAATAGACATTGATACACTAGCAGCTAACTTATCTGCGTCTCCCTGTCCAAACATATCAAATAACCAATTTTTAGCAGAATCCCAGCCACTTCTAGCTACTACTAATTTTTCAAATCTACTAATAGTAGCGTCTAGATTAGTAGTAAGGTCATTAAATGCATTAGCTAGTGCTTGAGTAGATACTATACTCATACTACCTAATGGGTCTTTCTTACTTATTACATCAATGGTTCTATCAATATTATCGAAAGAAGATTTTAAGGTTTCTAGTGAGTCATTGAAGGCAGCAGATTCTTTTGCTGAACTACTTAGTACACTATTAAAAGTTTGGTATATTGCAATTGCAATACCTACGTATATAAATATGCTTTGGAAAGCAGATAATGCTGTAGTAACTACACTAGTAGCTGATACTACGGCTGACTTTAATAACGTCCACCCCCCTCGTACTTTACCCATTGCAGGAGTAGTGACTTTCTCAAAATTATCAATCTGTTTACCGGACTCATCTGTAGTAGTACCTATTTTCACCATTTCACTAGAAGCACCTGACATAGCTATAGTGACTGACTTATACGCTTCAGACATAGCTGCTGTAAACCCTTTAGTGGAAGCAGTTTGTGAAGACTGAGATACTATAGAGTCTGATGCAGCCTGTAATAAAGCTCTATCAGCTATCATACGAGTATGTCTACCTGTAGATAGTATACTCTCATTTTGTAAACTAGTCTTTACGTATTCTTCAGCTGCTAAAGTAGCCGCATTCTCTGCTAGTACTTTCTTTACGGATGCTTCTGCTACTACTATAGCGGAGTTTTTATGCGCTTCGGACTCTGCGGATATAGCATTCTGTACTGCCGTAGATGCTTTTAGTTCTACAGCCGCTACTTTTGCTGTACCTTCTGTTAAAGAGCCTGTATAGGAGTTATGTGCTTTTTGTACATCTAAAATAGTAGAGATGTACTCTCTTTGCATTGCTGCATTCTTTTTGTTAGATTGGTATAGTTCTTCGTTACCTGCTAAGTTAGCCTTTACAGCTTTAGTATCGTAGCCTTTAGCAGTTGATTCTACTCTATTCAACTGTTCTTGCGTTACAGAATTTATATCTGGTGTATTTAATAGTTTATACGCTGCAGAAGGCTTACCACCTTTAGCTAATTCTTTATCAGATAACTCTTTAATTTTAGTTTCTACACGTACAAGTGCTGATACTTTTTCTTCCGCTAGGTTATCTGCTGTCTGCTTAGATATTTCAAATTCTTTTTTAGCATTAGCTATTACTAAAGCACTATTAGCTTTAGCAGTTGCTATATTATTCGTAGCTGCAGTTTTAGCAGCATCTTCTGACTCTTTTAGCGCAGCTAATTTAGTGTTACTAATCTCTACTGCAGCTGCTTTAGCAGCTAAAGCTTCTGCTTGGTAACCTTTTTGTGCTTCAATAGACTTAGTTACTGCAAGTAGCTTAGACTGTTCTGCTGCTGCTAAAGTATTTTCTTTAAGCATTCCCATTGTAGGAATTGCTTGTTTTAGCAGCATTGAAGCTACTGCTCCTATTGCAATTGCTAGACCTGTAGGACTACTAGCAAGCATAGCAACTAATGGTGCTAATACTGTATTTACTAAAGATAACCCAGTTTGAGCTAGGTTAGTTAGACCTGCTAGTATTTTAGAGTAAGGATTAGATTGTAGAGCAATAGCTCCAAACTTCTTCTCACCTTCTTCTAGTACAGCATTCGCGAAAGCTTGTTGCTTTTCAAATGTAGTAAGACTAGTAACTGTTTTACCTATCTTTTCTGCGTATGCAGATTGTGCAGGAATCACACGAGTCATAATACCTAGCTCATCTAGTAGTTCTGGCTGCGTCTTAATGATACCTTTTGTTAAGCGGTCCATAGAGTCTGGTAAGTCTCTGCCTAGCGCGAGAGACGCCTGTTGAGCCACCTTGGTCATTCTAAGAATCTGATCGTTAGTCATACCTCCTGAGGTAGCCATAGCTGTAGATCTCATAGCTTGTTGAAGCGATATAGCTCCATTAGCAATATCTACCATCTGCTTAGATAGGCTACCTAGGTTCTTACCTACTGATGCGCCAATCTGATCTAGACCTGCTACTAGATTAGTTGTATCCATAGCTTTACTTAACATAGTAAAGCCAGCACTTACAGCAAATAAGTTAGCTGCAAATGTAGCATATAGGTGAACTAGCCCGCCAAGCCCTGAGGCTTGAGCGGCAAAGTCGCTTGCTGCAGATCCTGTACCTGCCCCTATACCTAAACTTCTAGCGGTCTTAGACTCTCCTGTACCACTAGCTGCAGCGGTTTTCTTTATTACATCAGCAGTCTTTACAGCTTTATCTAAATTACTGGATAAAGCTACTGCATCACTATTAGCCTCTTTTATACCTAAGGCGGTTAATTGTAACTTAATATTTACTGTGTTATCTGCCATGTATTATCTCCGGTATACCTATACACTAAAACATAGAGGTACTAATTTTATCTACCCCTATTATAGCACTTATGCAGCCTAGGGTCAAGGTATAAATTTATTCAACCATAAAAAAGCCCACTATAGTTATAGTGGGCTTAGTTTTTGGGTTTATTTTCCCTACTAATCTTTACTCTACATTTATCTATTATATTTATAATAGATAGCAGTACCTTTCTATCTTCTGCCGGTACGTCGTTTATAATAAATATATCTAATATACCCTCTAAGTGCTTACCTAGAAAATCTCCGTTCATCGTATCCCAGTCATCTCGAAGCTCACTATATATTGAAAAAGCGTATTGTACTTCGATAAATAGGTCTTCTAGCTCTAAAGGTATTTCTTCAGGTAAGGGGGTATTACCTAAGGTTTCGCACATTTCAAGATACGTCTCTTTAGTCATTCCTAAAGAGACGTTTCTTAAATAAGAGTCTATTTGATTATTTAAGCCGAGGCACTGGCTTTCGTAAAATTTGCTAGTTCTGTAACAATTTCACTAATGAAACTATCAAAGTCAGAGGAATTCTTCATAAGGAATAAGGCATTATCTGCACTATACTCTAGTTCTGCTTCTAGGTTCTGTCCTGCTAACTCAACTGGAGCTAGTTTTTCGAGATATGCTAGTTTAAAGCCCGACCATCCTTTTACTGTTTCTGCAACGTAAAACTTAAGAAACAGGTCATCGTCTAGTTCTTCGATTGGCTGATGTTTCTTATAAGTAATACTAGTAGCTTTCTTACGAATATTAATTAAAGTCTCTCGAGATAGAAAGCACACATTGAGTTTAAATCCGTCTAACCCGGGGTACTCAACTTCTGCAGCCTTACTAGGCACTAATAGGGATTTAAGACTTAAAACTGGGGTAATTACATCTGACATTTGTGTTCCTTTAATTATTGTAACACTTGATTAAAAAGAGCCGCCGGTGATCAAGCCGGCGACAGAAAAACCTTAAACTGAGTAGTAACGAACTATCATATCTGTTAGTGCTTCTACGTCATAGTAACTAGTAGCTGAAGCATCTGCAAGCGCTGTAGCACTAGAGTCAGGAAGTTGAGCACCTTGAGCTACGAAACTAATACTAGTAGATACCACATCTTTAACGTCTACAGTGGGAACTTGTAGTGTAACAGTAGGGAATTCAAACTCTACTTTAACAGAGTTATTAGCTCCACCTAGCTGTAGTTCTAAGAAGTACTTAGTTTCTGCGTTAGCAGCAAGCAAGTCGGTTAGAAGTGTATTAGTTGTATTGCCTGCACCGGTTTTTAGGTAAGCAGTAATACTACCTGAGATAGCGCGAGTACCTGTAAAATAGCCGATTGGCACATTCACAACACCTAAACTATCTGGAGTTACATACGTAATATTATTAGCAATAGTAACAGTACCACCAGTTATAGCAACTGTGTATACCTTAGCACTAGTACCTTTACCTCTAAAAGTAGAAGCTAGAGTAGCTGTAGATAGTTTCTTAGTAATGAAGTTACCTGCTGAAACTGTAGGACCTGCAGCTGCGGTATAGGAACCTGTTAAAGATCCACCAAATGTACCTGCAATACCTGTACCTGTTGCTAGCACACGAAGAACAGTACCTTTACCAGTCCACTCAACAGAGGCAATACCATCAATACCAAAGTCAATAATAGCTTGGTCAAGTGCTGCATTATCAATAATGTAGGTAGCTTGGTCAACAATAACTACTAAACCAAACTTTTGCAATTGGTTCTTACCAGATAGACCTACAGTAGCCATAACGTGAGCAGCTTCGGTACCTGCTACAGCATTACGTAGAAGAGCACTTTGTTTAGAGAAGTAAATAGTACCTGTGGTAGTAGATGGGTTACCTGTACCGTCTGGTGCAATATCCATTGTAACTATAACACCCGTACATGCGGCAACAGATCCCGAGACTGTAGTAATAACACCTGATCCATTAAATCCTAATCCACCTGTATTAACTACCCCACCAACATTAACTCTATCATTTAGAGCAAACCCTGGTACGGTACTAATATCAATAGCAGTCCATGTATACGTTACTACGTTTGTAGTACCAGTTCTAGCAATAGTGGCAGCGGATGCACTAAAGCTACCTGCTTGTGTAACACCTGTAGGGGCTAAGTTAACAGCACCATCGGAAAGAAGAGCATTCCATAGAACCTTTTCATCCATATCGGTAGTAGCATTAGCACCACGAGGACGGATATACGTTGTAAACTTAAAGTCTACAGCTTGAAGTGCCGTATTAAAGGCGCGTTGTCCACGTGTAGGGGTATTACCCGCTTCGCTTACTGTGATTGTTTGAGATGCGGTAGCTTGGCTAAAACTAAATCCATTCATTACCGCAATTTCCTGAGTTCCTACTCCATTAGTAGCTAGGGAAGTAAGTGTTCCCTGAGATACAATACCTGTTGCAGCTGCAACGTTTGAAGTAAAAAATAGGCGTGAATTGCGTACTAGATTGAAACCTGGCATAATTATTCCTTTGTCTTATGTACCTTTTCGCATTTAGACTAGATATTTATCTGTATTTAATGCTACTGATACGATTATACTGTTTATAGACTATGTAGTCTATGCTGGGTACTGGTATCTAACCTGTACCTGTATCTCCCCTATGCCATAAGGTCTTAAAAGAGATTCATCTGTTATAATACTTGATACTAAAATTTCTGTGGTTTCGTACCCATATGTAGTATCATAAATTAATTGTCGGTTATTATTAAGCACTGTTTCTACGTCTTCTAATAATAGTTCTAATTCTTCCTGAGGGTCGTCACCATTTTTACAGTATATTTTTATCGCTATATTTAAGAATGCCCAGGTAAAGTTACCAGGTAGATACTCTCGTTGCTCAGTTCCGGCGGACATATAAATAGCGGGGAATTGATTAATTTCATCCCAGAACTTAAGATAGTGAAAAGCTGCTCCAAATAGGTTAGTCTTATATACACCCGTACCGTCAATTACTTTAAATTTTTCAGCTAGAGCCTTTAGGATACTTGTTCGTCTACTCATGCTAATTTCCACCCTTTTATTGTCTTATTTATAAAATCAATTCTAAATTAACACTGTCCTTAATCTATTAGCTACCTTAGTAGCTGCTATTTCTTTAATACTATTGCCAATCAAAGTCTTAGGGTCTCTAGTCCTTGGGTAGCCCTGAACTCCGCCTTCACTAAAGGTAGCATAAGGGTACTTCATATAGGAATAAAAAATAGAGATCATACCTTCCTTACCTAAAGTAAGCTTTTCTACTGCAACGGTACTAGCAAATCTACCGGTTCTAAAATTAAGGACTCTCCTCTGATCTCCGTTACCCATATTAGCTGAGATAACGTCTTGAAGTTGGCTATTAAGAAGTACTTGTAGACTAGCTAAACTATAAAATCTACCGTCTAATGTCTTTATTTGTGTGGAACTAGTACTGATAGCTTTTGCTTGTTCTAAGTTACTGTTAGTTGCTAGTTTTTCTAACTGAGTGTTCTCTGCTACTACAATCTTGGAAAGTACTACTTCATTAGTATGGTACTTCTTACTTGTTTTTCTACCCTTCAGTATATCTAGTAACATATCATTTACTAGTTCCATATAGGATGGGCTACCATGTAAATCTAATAAAGTTCGCTGCAGCCTAGGGTCCTTTAACTCATTAACAATTCTAGTCTGTGTGGCTAGACGTTCAGTTTCGTTAGCAGAATCTATCTTAAAGTTTATACTATAATCTGCTATAGCATTATTTACTGTTTTATCAGCAGAAGCGGTAATAGTTGTTGTAGCAACTGGAGTCTTAGACGCCCAGTTCGCTAAAGCCCTATTACGAAGTACTTCACTAAAATCTAATACTGACATAATTAATTATAATGTGCTGCGTGTAAGTCTAACACGCGTCTGATATGCGAAGGTAAACTAGTCGTTGTTACGTACTCCACCTGCACCGTATTAGCACCTTGATTACGGTTGCTATGAATAGCCATATCGCTTTTAATATAGTAAGTAACTAGATCAAATATAGCTAATTTAAGGTCTTCGGGAATTTCCGTAAATCCTGCAGTATATGTTAAACGATATCCGTTAACTGCATAAGGGAATCCGTTAGTTTTGATAGAAATAATACTATAATTAATTCTAGAAACAGCATAATCAATAAACTCAGTAAGAGTGGTGTAAGTATTTCCATAGTCTGCTGAGTACTCCAATGAAGTAATATTAAGTACTGGGTACTCTTCTACTAATAGAGTAGATGTGCCACCATCGTAGTAGTCTACTTTAGCGTCATTAACATAATCTATAAAAGTTCTATTACAAATAGATTTTACTAGGGCACTAATCTTTACTATTAGAGAGTCTATAAGTACGTCTTGTGTATTACTAGAGATTCCGGCGTAGATTTTGTAATCTGAACGACTGATTAATGATAAACCCATTTTATTATCCTTTATCTTTAACAAAGGCTCATAGAACCCTTGTTAAAGATAAGGGCCAAAGCCCTTATCTTATTTAGCTATTAAGCAACCCAACGGAATGCCGAGCAACCAATACCGCCAACTGTTGAGAGTTGGATCATACCGGTACGAAGAGATGCAACGATAACACGACGTTGTGTTTCAACAAGTTCCTGAGTATCCATACGTAGACCACGTTGCGAACCTGCAATGAAGTTAGTAGGATTAACACACAGAGCACCGTAGTTAGTTGTAGCTGTTGTAGCACCGGCTGCCTTAGCAGGGAACGCACCACTTACGAGTACGGGGGTTTGACCAACCATACCAATTTGACCAGTCAGCAAAGTAGCTTGAGGACCAACCTGATTCATTGTTTGGAAAGTAGTATCTTCAAGCAAGTCGAAGTAACCATCAGTAGAGACAACAAATACTAGTTCGCTTTGAGTAAGACCATATACTCCCATATCTGCACGTAGAGCACGAAGATTAGCGATAGTCATCTTATTAGCAACTGCAGAAGTAACCGCAGAAGTAGTATCGTAAGTTAGGAAGCCTTTAACGGGATCAGCACCAGCACCTGCTCCAAGCAAGAAGGCCTTATCAACAGCGAGAGCAACCCGGCGAATCATAGCATCACGAACTATTGGAAGCAGAGCGATTAACGAGTCCTCATCCTCTTCATAGGCCATATATTCATTCGTTGCTACCTTATAGGCATTCAACGTGATTTCTTTCAGTTGATGGGTCTGAGTAGCACCGGCAGAAGCAGAAGTACCAAATTGAGCATTAGTAATCCAAGTAGCAACGCCAGCTTCAGGATTTACTGGAATTGTCATCACATTAGTCTTCATTTGAATAGGAGTCATCAAAGAAGCCACAACTAACCGGCGACGGATTTCAGTTTCCATATTAGTAGAAACTTCCAGTTCCCATGTAGCACTTGCTACGTGAGCACCTGTCTTAGTACTAAGTTCTTGACCAAACTTAGTACTTTCAATACCTACGCCCTTGACTTTAGCAAGCAGCACGGCTTTTTCACGTTCTGCATAATCCACACCCTTAGGGTCAGTGAACGTCATTTTAGACTTTTGCATTGCTTGAATTTCAGCAGCTTTTTCGGCTAGAACAGCTTCTAGACCTGCAAGAGCAGACTTAGATTCAGCAGCTTGATCAGCGAAACGCTTTTCAATATCGGCCATCAATTTTTCAGTACCCGTAGTAGACGGAGTAGCAGCGGCTACAGCAGCCTTAATACGAGCATCCATATCAGCAGCAGCTTGAGCGGTGGCAGCTTTTTCAGCGGCTTCGACTGCTTGTGCAGCTAATAGGGACTTAGTAGCTTGTTCAGCAGCAGTTTTAGCGGCAGCGTCAAGCATCGTTTGTAGTTCTTTTGGATCCATATTCCATTCCTTTTTGATTGTGCTCGCATTATCTGCAAGAGATTCTAGCCCTTTAGCTGAATTGCCTTTGGGTATAAATTGAGCTTTGAAACTATTATAATCTTCGGCACTAGAAAATGCTTTAGAGAGGTTAAACAAAGTATTCTGATTCATAGGAACAGAAACTACCGATATCTCGACAAGTTCTAGTTCTTTAATTAGAAATACTTCTGCGGCTGCATTATACTCAGCATCTATGATTCTGAATCCGATGCTGAAAGCTGTAAGGACTTCATCCTTAATTAAACTAAAAACTTCAGCAGCCGCTGAAATTCTTGCCTTTACCCATAGTCCTCTAGAGTCTACCTTATGCTCGACCATTCGACCGATTGGATCGTCATGATCATGCTGAGCGAGTATAATAGGGTTTTTAAGGTAATTTTCAATACCTTTACTCCATACACTGGCTGGTACTATATCACCACCTCTATCAAGATCTACGGTACTAGCGTATCCTTCAATATAAATGGAATCAATAGTTTCATTTGCTAGAGGAAGTTCTTTGGTAAAAGCGCTATTTATATATAGTACTTTATTTTTATCTACCATTTTACTCCTTATGGTGGTTGTGGTGCGTCCGGTTTTTTAGGTGCACCGCCTACACTAGGATTAGAAGCAGACCCTGCAATATTAGCAGGAATTCGTATTTCATCAGCACCAGGTAGTTTAGGGTAACGTAATTCTACTCTAGCCTCATTAGGGGTAAGAATACCTGCGTTAACTAAAGTGGAATGATAGCTAGCAACATCTTTAATATCTGGTTGAAGCGCAGATACATCAGCAGTTATTGGGGCTACATCATACCCAAAGTAACGTTCAATCGCGGATACGTACTTTGTAACAATTGGGATAACTGTTTCTAAGTAGAACAGTCTTAGATTAGGAGATATATTAGCATTGTTGCCCCCATCTAAAAGGATAGGCGGAACGCCTAGAGCTTTTAAAATCTTAGCGTCATGGGTTTGAATGCTCTGGTCAAAATCAAGTTCCTGAAAAGAGGTAGAACTAAGAGGATTAGGCTTAAGTCCACTATCTAGGATCATTGGTCTACGAGCACCATTCTTAGGACTATATTTCTGTGACCAGTTAGCTATAGTCTTATCTTTAGCAATCTGACTAAGGGTATTATCTGTAGTTAGTACAATACCCGCCACTGCCCCGTTCTCAAAAAATTGTTCTTGAAAATTTTCCATAGCAAAAAGGATCTTAATATTTCTATCTGCAGCGGCTAGACGACTAGATCCTCTATATATTGAATGGCTGCTAACGTCTTTCACATGAATAACCTCTTCTGGCTTCATGTGCACAATACCATTATAAATAAACTCCGCAACTAGAGTTTTAGTATCTGTTATGATTTGAACATTAGCGGCAGGTAGATGGTATAAGAAGGCCCCATCATAGTAAATAAATATATTACCTTCTAGAATGAAGTCTGTAAATATATTGGTTCTAAAGTCTTGTACTGATTGATATGGGTTAGGTCTAAAGTTTAATAGATTATGTAGTGATTTGATTCTAACGTTGTTTACTACACCATCAATAACTTTATCTCTAATATCGTAGTCTAGACTAGAACATCCGCCTACTAGTAGTCCTACTCCTCTATTAACTGCTTCAAGTTTATCAAAAGCAGTCTTATAACTATACTTAGAAGTAGTAGCTAAATTACTACCTTCTTGAATTCCGATTACCGACTGAGCTGGATTAGATTTATCTGATGTAAACCAGCTTATTGGGTTATACCATTGCATAGGCATCCTTAAATAAATTTTCTAAAGTTAGGAAGCTCATCTATGAACTTAGTAAAAGACCCTATAATTGGTCGACTAATGGGTTGGATATCTACTGCAGTTTCTATACCTAGTAACTTATTCTTTTGTAGTTCAATCCAGCGTTGTTGTTTTTCTACTGAACTAGGAGAAGGTGCTTTGCCGTAGCAAGAATGGAGTTTTACATGGTGAGAGTTGCAAAGAGTAGCTACTAAGTCGTATATCTCGTGGTGGTGCTCAGCAATGAATTCATCCCTAATTTCTAGTACTTCTTCATCCGTGTCAATACTATAGTTCTTCTTTTCAGCCCAACTATTTAATAGTTTGGTAAGGGAGTGAAAGTGATGTAGTTCTAGATCTTTATCAGTTCCGCAGATATCACATGTATCTCGTTTCTGATACTTAGCCTTACAACGATCCCTTATATGCTTAATTGCTATTCTTTTATTTGTAGTATTCTTTGCCATGTTATAATTTTTATTAGACCTATATCTTTAACGACTCTATTATAACATTTAGGTAGTTAATAGTCAAGGTACATTTTTTTATTGGTAGGAATTAATTGGCAATTAATTCCTACTAAGAAACTATTTGTTGATACAGAGTATATTTTTCTAGAGTAACAAAAAGCCGCTACGATGCAAATCGTAGCGGCTTTTTTAATTAAATAACTTCTTATACCAGGGTAACTTCTTATACTTCCATAACTCCTGACACTCTACGTTAAGATTACTTAGTTCGTGCTCTAATATCCCATTCCTAGTATCAAGAGTAGTAACTTTTTCACGCAGTTTAACAATCCTATTAGTAATATCAGCAGCAAGTTCCGAGTCAGATCGTTCTATCTTCAATAGCCTAACATCATCTTCCAGGAATCTGATTTTATCAGTTGCTAAAACTAACTCACCTTTAGCATGATGTAGTTGTAGTACCCTTCCTACTATAGACTCACCAAAGTATGACGTAGCAGTTTCTATCATATGCTCAGGGCAATTAAACCTATCCTTAGGAAACGTTCCGTTAAGAGGAGGCTTAAACCTGGCAATATAAGAATCTTCTAAAATGGTAAGGTAGTCTGAATGACATTCACATATTACTTCTTGTTCATACTGACGATACTTATTAAACTCAGGCTGCATAAGGCGTGTATGCTTGCCGGCTTCAAAGTCGTCAAAATGCTGTTTCCATCGTTTATCAATGTCAATTGACTTACCGATATAAAATCTTCCAGATGGAAAAGTTAATCTATAGATTCCGCAGGTCATATTTGCCCTTTTAAAATTATATTATACTAGTAGTGGTTATGGAAGTCAAGTATTAATATCCTGTAGTGAATGAGTATAGGGCGTATCGTAAAGCATCTGCTGCGTGAGAGTACTTATCGTGATCAGGTTTTTCTACTCCAGAAACTGCATCAGTTTTCCACTTATATTGGTCAAGCATTGCTAATGTATCTAGACAGTTAGGAGAAACGTTTAACTTACCGTGTTCTATTAACGCTTGCACATACGCAATACCGTCTAAAATAGACTTCTTAGCTTTAATAGTTCCTATATTATAAGTAAAGCTTAAGTCAGCGGCTGTTTGTGCTGCTGCACTATCAATGAATATTGACTCAATACCATATTTATCTATAGCGTCTTGAAATACTTTAGCGTGTACACTAGTTGTAACACCTGCTTGGACATAATCTTCTAATACATGGAAAATTCCACTATTATTATCATACGATATAACTACAAAAGCTGTAGGGTCGCGGAAACCAACGTCAACTCCGCCAATATACTCCATACCCTCTTTATGCTCAAACTCTTTAGTATATTCAGGCAGATACCCTTGGTAGATCTGTCCTTCGAAGGTGCTGAAACTACTTAGGTATTCTTGCTCAAATAGAGCCTTACTCATACTTCTTCTAGCTTCTTCTACGTCTACTTCGCTCATTCTAGGGTTTTCATGATACGTAGCAGTTATAGAGGCCCACTGAGGGAATTCGTCACTAAATCCTCTTTGGTAGAATCTACTAAAGAAATTATTCTTTCCGCGAGGAGTACTAATGAATATGCACTTGGAGTCTGGACGGTCTAGGGTAGGTCTTAGACTGACGTTAAAGGCTTCTTCCGCATCTTTTCCTAAAGCAGCCTCGTCAAACAGAATAAGGGTATAACTGCGTCCTACACAACTATCTACTGTAGATATAGAACCTACTCTAACTGTAGAGCCATTAGCTAGTTCTAATACTCGATCTTTGGCGTTATCCTTAGTTATTTCTAAATCAAAAGTCTTAACAAGCATTCTCTGAAGTTCGAATGAAATACTGCTTAAACTAAAATTAGGTGACATTACAAGTACATTTGACCCTGGTACTAGAACTACTAACTGAGCGATAATATTAGCTATAAATGTCTTACCAAGTCGTCTAGCTAGGGCAGCACACACAAATCTGTAACGGGGCGAATTAATACAGTTAATAAGCGCAAGCTGGGGCCCATTGATTTGGTCCCACGCAGTTGACTTTTTATATGTAATAGGGTCTACTGTAGGTAATAGCTTTAAATAATTCTCTATTGGTAATTTAATAAACCTAGAATGTAGAGGAAACTCTGTAATCTCAGTACTACTTATACCAGGTCTAGAGATAACTAGCATTATTTACCTCTTCTAGAGCTATGATGTTTATTATTTTTTAGCATCCAGTAGTGCTTGCTTTGTCTAATATCTAAAATACCTGCTGTTTTACCAATATATACGCGTTCGTCACCATCAAATTGTAATTTATAAATATATGCCATTATACATCTACCACATCATCTGTTTTACTTCCACCAATTAGTCGCTCAATTAAACTAGAGTACTTTGAAGTCCCACCCATAGCTTCATTGATCTGAACATTTACCTGCTTCTTTATACTATTTTTAGTTCTCATCTCTTCTAACTTCATTTCTGCTTGTATCATTTCTATATTAATTTTATGCGATAACGCTAAAATTTCTATAATATCTTTAGTAGATCCGGTATCACTTTCGTCCAGCTCTTGTAGCTTCTTTTTTATAATAGTATCTATTAAATCACGAACTTGGAACTTATTACTAAATCCGCAACTAAAAAATATTGAGTTCACATAATTTCGAACTTCCTTACGTTCTAGAATATCTGATACGATTTCTGGAGGTATTCCTAACTGATTAGCTACCTTTTTTATATCAGGTGTTTGTAGGTAGGCATTAGCAACCTCTAATGATTCAGGTGCAATCTGCAGCGTCTCAGCTGGCGTGGTTGTACACATATTACTCATCTTTATCCTTTATTATTCTTAGTTTTGTATTATTACCTACTACACCTAACTCTTTACGCTTTTCTTGTAAAGCCGTATTAGCTTCTTCAACTGTAGTAAATGTCCCTAGATGCATAAGTTTGGATTCGAAGCGTAATCTTGCGACAAACTTAACCCCACTTACGTATACCCCTTTTGGTAATTCCATTAAAAAATCTCCTTTTTGTACTTTGTAATTTTATTATAGCACTTAGGCAGATACGAGTCAATACGTAAATTTTTGAAACTTCTTAGGTTTAAGTAATATACACACTATCAAGTTAACACTTATAGTATATACACCACCAAGTCAACGCGAAGCGTATAGTTTGTACAGCTTAGGGAATATCATATGACATAGTAGTGCCTAGTTTACGCTTTAGCGTCTATTTGCATGACTTAGGGTCAAGATAGCACCGAAATTATACCGTATAAATTCTTAAAATACCGCAAATGGATGGGTCACCATGCTACAAAAAAGATAGCAGTCTATTAACCCCTCCTATACCCTACCCCGTATAGTATGCTTTTATAAACTATATAAACAGTTTATATAGTTTATACCGTATAAACTATATAAACTGTTTATATAGTTAACGCTACACAAAGCATAGCAAATCACTACACAATTGATAGCACTTTGCTATACTTTTGATACTGTAAAGGCTTTCGACAATGCACTGTGTATGCATACAGTTAAATGATTCCTTTTATTTCACAATGTGGAAAGATTAGGTTTTTCTTTACACTTGAAAATCTGGTCAAATAGTACGGGTTCTCATTTGTAATATAACCTATTGATTTATATATGATCAATACTATAACTTTGATAGCATGAAATACCTGGCACGGTATCTGCTTATAGTATAGGGTAACGATCAATCCTTTAGGACCATCATGAGATCATTCAATACTACTGTTTTACTTGATATGACCGAGCAGTCATTGGCCGCATTTTTTGAAGCTAGGCGCGACGATATACCCGTTACAGAGGTTGATATCTTAGGGGTTAACTGGTTGATCTATGCTAAAATTGACGGCGCTTGGGTGATACCTGCTTACTTAGAGTATACAAAATGCATGAAATAGTTCGCAAATGTGCCTTCTTAGGCTTTACAATGTATGCTGTATGCGACATTGAAAGCGGAGAAGAGATTGTTCGTTTCGAGACTTATTGCGATGCCGTCGCGTTCATTCGTTGCATGGAAGAGGTATATTAAAATGTGGTTTTTACTTCTTACCTTTGTTATTGTTTGTTCTTTAATCGTTTATTTGGACTAAAAAATGAAATTATCCTTTATCACTTCACGTGTCGAGCCAAGCATCATCCAACTGGGCGCCCTACTGCTTAACGCAGAATATAAGGTAGATAGCGACACAATCATTGTCGCACTGCCAAGCCACCCATGGGAAAGCGTAGAAGTTACGTTAAACGGTGAAAATGTTGACCTTGAGGCAGAATATGACGTTAGAATCAATTCTGTAATTAGGCAAGCAAAGAAACAGTTTCCGCTTTGGAGTAAATGAAAATGCGTTCAGAATACTATGCAAACATGATGCTAGCACAAACTAAGGTTAATCCTATAGTATCCGTAACAGTAGGTCATAACTTTATGAGAATCGCGCCAACGCGAGCACGGATACAGACTGGCATTATTGGCCGCATTCTGCGCAAAATCAAATGAGAGATACTATTCAAGCAATAGCCGATACTATTTGGCAAGATAGTATAAAGTTATTCCCTAAACTTAAAAAGTTTACTTGCCCTACTATTATTATAAATAATCGCCTTAAAAAGACTATTGCCTATAATAGAAGCGAGACAAACGAGATTCATTTAGCTAGGGTTTATCTGAACAAATACTATGATAGAATGGTAACTGAAATTCTATGTCATGAGTTGGCACATGAGATTGACTGGCTTTTGAACGGATGGGCTGAGGGTGATAAACACCATAGAAAATCATGGCAAAATATTCTAGTAAAAATGGGATACCCTGCCAATAGGTTACAGGAAAATATGTCACTATGAATAAGGTAGCATGGCTTGGCACTATGGCTAGTATAGCCGGCGCGTTTCTAGTAGCCTATGGGGTTATGCTAATAGGCTATATTTGCTTTAGCTTAGGGTCAATTAGTTGGTTAATCGTTGGATGTTATCGGCGTGATAATGCTATAGTCACATTGAACGGTACGTTCTTTTGTGCAAATTTAATTGGACTTTATAGGGTTTTAATATGAAAGTTTATATTGTTACTGTATTTTCTGATAATAATGAATTTGAGACGTTTGTAGAATCGGTTTTTGCGCAGTTATCTGAGGCAGACAACTATGTAGAAAAGTATAATGAATCTAATGATTCTTATACTGCATTTGTTCAAGAATTTTACGTTATTTGTTGATATGAAAAATATAATTATTTTTGATCTTGACGAGACTTGTATTAATTCAAGTCACCGAACACCTAATTTTCCTGATGGTACGCTTAACCTAGAGGCGTATATTAAAAACCATACACCTAAAAACGTAGCAAAAGATAAGTTATTACCGATAGCTAAACTGATGCGAGATAGGCACGCAATGGGGGATTATATTATTATCCTAACTGCAAGGGATATGCAAAGTTGTGACTATCAGTTCTTGCAGCGTAATAACCTGCCCTATCATAAGATTATGTCGCGAGATCAATGTAAAAGCGAAAAGCACTATAAAATGAAGGATGGTGACTACAAAATGACTTGGATTAAGCCCTTTTTGAAGTTAAAACAATTTAAGGGTAAACAGGTTATAATGTTCGATGATGCAAAGCCTGTTAAATATGCGCTTCGCTCACTGTTTCCCGTGCTTTGCGCACATAAAATCAATGCTAGAATTGGGGTATAATATGAAATTATTTAGAAAGGCTTTCGAATTTATCGTATACGTACCACTAGTTGCACTAACTGCTTTTTCTATGTGGCTTTTTGAGATTTTCGAGTAATATATTATGAAACAATACACACAAGCTGAGTTTAATACCCTACCTATCGTGGATGGTGTTAGAGAATGTCCTATGGGGGACTATTCCCTAGTTTCGTATTTTGGCGATAGGGCGACCTTTGGCAAGGGGGCGATCTTTGGTGATGAAGCGATCTTTGGCGATTGGACGACCTTTGGTGATGAAGCGACCTTTGGTAATTGGGCGATCTTTGGCCATTGGGCGATCTTTGGCGATAGGGCGACCTTTGGTGATGAAGCGATCTTTGGCGATAGGGCGACCTTTGGTAATTGGGCGATCTTTGGCGATAGGGCGATCTTTGGCGATAGGGTGACCTTTGGCGATAGGGCGACCTTTGGTGATGAAGCGATCTTTGGCGATTGGACGACCTTTGGTGATGAAGCGACCTTTGGTAATTGGGCGATCTTTGGCCATTGGGCGATCTTTGGCGATAGGGCGACCTTTGACGGTAATTGTAAGAAATTAGTCTGGGTTCCTTGTAAATAAGTTATAATCCTTTATCAGTTTAGGTTTTAAACTGATGTGTTAAGATAGACACTATTCTATTTTCAGGTAAACATTATGAAACAGCAAACTATCTTAACTGCGCAAACTATGGGCTATTTTCGTGCAAAGTCTGAAGAGAAGCGCGAAGTCCTGCTCGGTGAACTGCTTGAACTACAAGAATTTGAAAATGCTGATAAATATACTGTATTAGTTATCTTGCAGGCTGAAGTAAGTCGTCGTCATGAAGTCTCACAAAACCGAATTAAAAAGGCTTTTGATAAGATCGAGTCAGACGCCGCAAAACCATTGTCTAGCGGCACGGATAGCGCATCTGGACACGTACAGGAGTATCCTGAGGGAAACTATGTGTTAACGGTTGCGCAAAATAACACTGATGTTGATATGGTGGCTTTGAGTGCATTGGAAACTTTTGCAGAGCATAATAATGCTATAATTATGGTAGCAAAAATGACCTATAACAAGGCCGGGTTTATGGTTGCACAAGATGCTACTGATGGTATTTATTATGATCCTGCCATTGTAAAATATATTGTAGAGGGTCAAATTAGTTTAGGTGGCGTTATACATTTTATCGGCCAAGCCAACGTGAATCCAACGGCCAAGGGTCCTTTAAGTGGTTTTGAGAGCATTACACCTGTAGGTGTGTCGGTGTGTATACCTGCAAGTAAAATTACATTGAAGGCAACGGCGGCACTAAAAAATGGTGAAGGGAAACTGTTGTTTAGCACGGGTAGTATCACTCGGCGTAATTATATATTACGTAAAGCCGGTGCTGTCGCGGCAAGTATGCACAACATTAGTGCACTGTATGTATCCGTTAAAAATGGGGTACTGACTGCTAGACATTTGGAGATTATGCCGGGATGTGATGGATTCTATGACGAGGGTAACTATTATTCTGCTAATGAAGTTATTACGGGGCAGAGGCCCATTGCTTTACAGTTCGGGGATATTCACGCAGAAAGATTATCTAGCAATAACCTAGATATGTTAGTTGAACATCTGGAGAAATTTAACCCATACCATACTGTCTTGCATGATGTAATGGACTTTAGCAGTAGGAATCATCATAATGTGAAAGATTGTACCTTTATGTTCGGTCAACATACTAAAGGCAATACCGTTGAAAAGGATATTATTAAAGTAGCTAATGTAATATATAAGTTATCCGCTGAGTATGATCGAATGACGCACATTATAGAATCTAACCACGATCTAGCTATTAATACATGGCTCAAGAGTGAGGATTATAAAGCAGATCCTACTAATGCTATTTTATATCTTCAATGTATGCTAGAATTATATAAATATATTGATGCTGGGTACAAAGAGCCGTTCAATATGCTAGAATATGTGGTGGGTGAATTTGGCGGGCTTATTCAAGATAATATCGTTTTCCATAGCACAGACGAATCATTGATTTTGGCAGGAATTGAGATGGGGTGCCACGGCCACACGGGCGCTAACGGCTCTCGCGGCTCACCTCAGCAACTGGCGGGGCTTGGCGTTAAAATGAACACAGGCCACACTCATTCGCCTAGCATCATAGGCGGCTGTTATACCGCCGGATGTTGCGAGCTTGATATGGGGTATAATATCGGGCCAAGTTCGTGGCGGTTAGCTTCGATCGTTACTTGGCAGAATGGGCAGCGACAAATTATTTTTCTTTAAGTTTCCATCTTTTTACGCTAGAAAACATAAAATTTTATTATGTTTTACCTGAAAAATACTAAAAAAGTCTGTTAAAATCTAGATTGTAGGCAGTAAAGGGTAACTGTACAAAAACCCTGATTCTCTTATAGGATGTTTCAAAATGAACGCAACTACTAAAACCGTAAAGCCCGTTAACTATACCGAAGAGCAAGCGGCACGCATGGCCCTTGTTTATGGTGCTGATAAAAAACAATCTAGCGTTGAATTGTTGGCCCTTGAATTGGGTAAGACTACCCGCTCTATTATCGCTAAGTTGTCCCGTATGAAGTCGGTAGATGGCGACCAGCTTTATGTTAAACCAGAATATAAGACAAAGGCCGGGACTACTGTCGTTAAAAAAGAAGGCTTGATTGATGATTTGGCTAAACTGGTGGGCAGTATGAGTGAGGCGGAACAAAGCAGTTTTGATCATGTCAATAAGTCGGCTTTGGTGAAACTTATTGCCGCACTGACTCCAAAGGTTACCCAAGAAGGCTAAAAATATTAGTTATCAAAAGTAACTAATACTATCCTGATTATCAAAAGTAATCAGGATACATACTAAAGTCTAATTAGACTTTAGTATGTAGGCAGTGAGGGGTAACTGTACAAAAACCCTGATTCTCTTATAGGTATATTATGTCAAATTCTAAACTTAAAACCCTTTATGGTGTTTCAAGATCCGAAGCAAAAGCTGAACTTAAAAGCTTTATCGAAGATAATAAAGCAGAATTTCTGCAAAATAAGTATAATGGAGTAACTGTACTAGTCGTTACGCCATTCACGGGGGCAAATACCGTTGATATTGCGACAGCAATTATGTCACCGGACGAAGCAAAATTTAAACCTACTTTAGGTAAATATATTGCCTATAGTAACTATTGTGACGGTAAGTTTATTTCGTTGCCTGTAATCTGGCTTAACGATGTTCTAATATCTTTGCAGGTATCGTGAGACTTTATGAAGTTACTTTCTTCGGTGCATTCTCCCCTTGTATTATGTTCGCCGATACACGGGGAGACATTAGGCGAAAGTATCCGGGGATCGTGGATAAGATATACCGGATTGAAATAACTTAGGAATAATATGATTTATATTGAAATTGATGTACCCGACTACTTGCCTTATCCAAATGAAGAAGACGAAAAATATAATGGTCCTCCTAATTGGCCGCAATTTGAAAAAGATTGTGATAAGGTTGAAAAAGACTGGGAAGAATACTGTAAGCAATGGGTTACATCTAACCTGCCAAATTATACGTTTTTCTGTATGCGCGATTTGGCAGAATGTGACGGGTTGTCCTTTAATGCTGAGTTGAAATAAAAATAAACCCGCTGGATGCTATTTGTCCAGCGGGTTTTATTTTTTATCACTTATATAAGCAAAGGCTTATATAAGTTAGCGCCAAATTTTGCGCGGCCTTGCTCGGCCTTTCACAACCTCATTATACGCTGATTTGTGCGATGTGCCAACTTTGCTAAAAATAAATACTTGGTATGAATCTTGCTTTACTGTCGACCCTAGGGCTTGGCACATTTTATGCCTTAGCATCAAGCATGCCAAGTTGGAATATCAGTACATGCTTATAAAGTTATATAACCCACCGCTTATACAACCCACCGCTTATATAACCCACCGCTTATATAATCCACCGCTTATATAACCCACCGCTTATATAATCCACCGCTTATATAACCAACCGCTTAAGTATACCTATGCTATCAAATTGCTAGCAATTTGAGCGCCAGTGGTCAATAGAATTTTCTAGAAACATATTAGTGGGCCGCGTGACTTAGTACTAATGAGAGTATGAAAATAACCACTTGAATAAAATTTTGAAATTTGTTATAATTATTTTATGAAAACAAAAGACCCGTTCAACTCAGTTTCTAAGTATAAATACTCGTAACATTCAAGAATTTATACTTGAATTCTATCTTAAAATATCGTATAATAATATATCAGAAAAGAAAAGTAGTATAACCATATACGAAAGATTTTATGTAATAAGTAATGAAAATTTACACTTGCGTCGCTAGGTCTTCGTAGTGTATAATAGATACATAGAGATATAAGAAACGTTTTGACTGATATGATAGTGAAAAAATTGTCTTGATTCTCTGCTTAATAAAGTGTATAATTGATAGACAGACCCTAGCTTCGACCGCAATACGCACTAAGTAACCCGGAGGCAATAGGTTAGTCTAGTATTTTGAAGTGCGTATAAGATTCAATACCGATGATTCTTAGTAATAACGTTTTGACGATGCGCTCAATCTAATTAATTTGGTGGTTATGAGGTCGCTTAAATATCACCGGACACTAAGTTGTAGAGAATTGCGCTAACGCGCTAACGTCTACAGTGCTAGGAGTTCCGGCTGCGAATTAATTCCTTAAACAGTGACAAACCTCAGCACTGGCCATCTTCGTCACTAGTGACTAGTGACTGCGGAATCTTCTGATGAGACTTGCCGCATAGTGATGAACTAGTTCATCCATAAATAATAGTCGAAACCCTATAGTCATCAGCTGGTTCTGCTTGAGTACTCTCCTACTTAACGAACTTATGCAACTTAGGGTAAAGGTTACCTTCTGATGAGGCCTTACCTAAACAAGGCCGAAACTATAAGGAGTAATAGTAATATTGCTCAGTCGCAAACTGCTCGGACTAGTCCGAATCGCACGGGTCTTCCCATACCCGCCTAGTTTTGATCTTATAGTAAAGGAGTATATCAGCTTTACTGATATCGGCCACCTCAATACCGATAGTTTAAGGGTATAGTGCTATGTTAAGTATAGCTTAAAAGGAAAGTAAATCTAGCTATTCGACGTCTAAAATGATGACGTTAATCTCATTCCACGCGACCCAGTGGTTAAATTTGGTCTAGTAGTGCCCTTGATAGGTTAAATTGTATTAGCTACTATCGTCTTCTCTCAATGACGTTAAACTTGATGGGCGTAATTAGCGCATTGTACTAATTCCTGACCCGAAACAGGTAGAAACGTCCTCACTAAGGGATTACTAGTAGACAAAGAAGTCTTTTAAAATACAGCTATAGTACAATACAAGTATCTGGTTTTCACCAGGAATGTGAAGTTCGATTTCACTAGCTATACTCATTACGAAAGTCGTGAGTGAACTACCAAAAACTATTAGGTCGCTCTTAATAGTTCTAGCAAGCCTATAAAGTTTGTTCCGCAAGAAAGCCGCTTTGATTTATAGTCAAAGCGGCTTTAGTTTTAGCTGTTATGCTATATTTACGCAAGTTAATGCTTTAGCATCTATATGTGCACCCTAGGGTCAGAATAGCGTTTACTCAGGGCGACCTATAGAAACTTAGTCTTGACTAGGCCCCCTATTGGGTGTATAATATAAGCATGCAGCGCCAAACGAGCGAGTTAGTGCATCACCATTTGCTAATAGGTTACGCACGTACCTGCTATAAGGCATATTACTTGGACGATTTGGAAAATACGGTTTCATAAACCTAGTAAAGCTAGTTGCGTTTGGCTTATTAAAATACTCATATAAGTCTAAAGTATCTAGTGTGGAAATTGCTTCTAGTACTAATGCTTCGTTCCACCATACTGGGAAATTAACTCCGGCGTCTATTAAATTTTTATGCATATATTTCTCCATTTGTAAGTGCATATGTATATTATACTGCAATTGCAAACGTAAGTCAACACTAAATTTTCCCGACCCTAGGTTTTAGCGACCCTAATCCTCTACTACAAATACGTTTAGCCTGACTCACTAAAATAGAGTACAGGCGAAGGACTACAATCACTATTACATAGGAGGAGGACTCTATTAAAGCACCTACCACGGTCGGACCAAGCGAGCAAACGATAAATCGAGAGACTGTCCAGTTCTATATACTTTGGTGTATGCGTTAATTATACTACTTTAGTAACATAGTGTCAATACTAAATTTCTCGACCCTAGGTTGTAGCGATTCTTAAAAACTTCTTAAAAACTTCTAAAACTTCTAAAATTATACCAATCTAGAAGGGATTCTCATTAGTGTGACAAGTCGCTGTAACTTAGGGTCAATTGTAGTGCTAGTACAAAAATGTTATACTAAAATATTCTAACATATAACCATAGCAATAATATTTTTAGTTAGTTTCTGACCCTAAGTTGTGCAGGTTTGTGCTAACGCACCCAATTCGCATTATACTAGTATAAACGGAAAAAATTTATCGAGCCAATTCTAGAAGGATATTTACAGCCAGACTTGTCCTTCTCATACAGTCTGCTGCGTGGAATTAGTTTTCACAATCTATCTAAAATTATTTAATGCAGTGATATTGCTAGCAATATCGATAACTATACTAATAAACTTTTACTCAGGAACCTCGCCAGCCCTATCGTCCGTAACAGGGGGCCTATCTACCTGACCCTAAGTTGTAGCAAGTTTATGCTTCCAGCATTTAGTATCTATAATTAAGGTAAGTTTGCCAAGCCATAGGGTCAGAAACTAAAAAAGCTGCTACAAATCAAATTGTAGCAGCTTTTTTATTCGGCTTCTAGCATTTCTTTAGTAATAGGCTTAACTAACCCAGCTAAAAGGATTAAGATGTTTTTATTAGCTTTTGAGAGGCTTTCTAGACTTTCTACGTCAATTTCTAAGATATCTGCGATTTTCTGCAGATATTCTTCTTTTCGAACTGGAATTTCTCCCCGTTTAGTAAGATATTGCTTCTTTACGTATACCCCTAGTGTACTAAGTTTAGCAATTAGGGACCGTTCTGGTACTGTTTCACCTAATTCGTCTGATAGGATCTTAGCGATTTCAGGCACCGAAAGACCCCCAGGGCCGTAATAGTGCAAAATCCTAGTTGTCAGCTCGTGTGAGTATTTCATTGTTTTTACTTGAATTATTTGGGTTATTACTTAAGTTAATCTGACCCTAGGGTGTAGCGAGTTTATGCTTCGCATAAGTATAGCATTCCCTAGGGTGTAGCGAGTTTATGCTTCGCATAAGTATAGCATTCCCTAGGGTGTAGCGAGTTTATGCTTCGCATAAGTATAGCATTCCCTAGGGTGTAGCGAGTTTATGCTTCGCATAAGTGTAGCATTCCCTAAGGTGTAGCGAGTTTATGCTTCGCATAAGTATAGCATTCCCTAGGGTGTAGCGAGTTTATGCTTCGCATAAGTGTAGCAAATGGTATTCCCTAGGGTGTATAGATTGGTGCCTTCGGCACTAAGTTTATGTAAATTTATTATGACCCTAAGTAGCGAGGCATCTATTTGCGCAACCTAGGGTCAGGTTTAAGTTATACTACCATAGTCCTGTTGTAACTAGCTTACTAGATGTAGAAGAGGCAGTACCCGTATTAGGCCCTCTTAGTACATCTGCCGCAATGATTGGAACAGGCATGCCCCCTTTATTATCCCAATTACTAGGGTCTAGGATCATATACTTTGTTCTATTAGCAGGATGCGCTAACCATATTTGAGTTAGCATTATTTGAACTAGATAGGGTATTTGTCTAAAGTCAGGATTTGATAATCCTGTTAACCTAGAAGTGGTTAGGGGGTTCTTAACCTCGCCTTTTGAAGCACCAGATTTAATAGTTAACCCCTCAGTACGATTAGCAATAATATTAGCTAAAGTAAGTTCAGGTACTTCATATAACATAGCCTCAGCAAGTTCTGAATGTACAATATGACCAATCTCCTCTGGATCCCACTCGTTGTATAATGTACCTTTAACAAGCTTTTGAGAGTATAATACTAGAGGGGTTAGTGCGGCATAGTCTTTTGCCGGGGATTTGTACATATACTTTAGATAGCCACCTTTAGTACTAATCATTGTCATTGTAAAGATGCCTTTAAGCCAATCACTAGTAAAGTTATTACGCTTAAACTGTAATCCAGATAACTTTCCGTTACTATTCTTATACGTAGGCATCGACCCTAGTAGTGTTACGACTTGTGGCATTATCCAATCTGAATGTATCTCAATACCGTACTTTTTTAGAAAACCGGCATTGATAGCATCTGTTGTTGCTTTTTCTATCATACCAGCAGGTACGGATACTTTAGGCTTACTTACTACTTCATCAAAGTTACCTTCATAGGCTCCTTCTTCCGGGTTATTATCGTTATAGTTCTGTTCTAGTCTTTTAATCTTTGTCTGATATACTTCATCTGCATAGGTTTCAGCATCTGCTAATACCTGCTGTTGGGCTTCCTTGTATATTTCAAACACTTCCTGAAATGGAATATCTTTGATATCCTTACTTACACTAGTAAAGACTTTTCGAGTGGGAGAGAAACGTGGCATTTGATTCCTTTATTGAGATATATCTCTTGACCCTAAGTTATAGCGAATGCAGGGCTATAATGTATAATGCTACTAGTATGGGTGTGGTTTCTAGTAATGCTAAAGAATCCCTTAGCTGGGAATATTAGTAAGTGGGAAAGTTATATTAATAGTTCATCCTGTATTAGACTTTTAGCAATCGAAAACCCTTTTAAAGTGGGGGAAGTCGATTCAGTTTCTTAAACGGTAGAAATCCCATTTTTAATCAAGAATTTATCTCTTAATTTTTTACGTAATTATTCATTGTATTAATCTGCATGTATCTAGATAGATATTTGTAGAAACAATACAAATTTCCACCGCCCCTCTAGTCTAGCGGGGGAAATGTGCCTGTTTCACAAATATCTATCGATATGCAGATGATCTTTTAGATCTGTTAATACAATTATACCTTATGAAAACATATTTGTAAAGTGCATTATTTTTATGCTTGTAGTATATTTTAGATTTTAGCGATTAAAATTGCTTTAGCATCAGAAATTTTTATAATATTTTGAGTAGCCCGTAGGTTTAGTATATACTCTCATCTGATTATACTCTTTAGGGAATTCTAGTGCTAACCAACCATAGTTAGTACCTTGCCTAATAGTCTGTAGCATCTTAGGGGTTAGTCCAGTTTCTACACAAATATCAGTATCAGGTACTTTATCTAGAATCATAATAAAAGCTGCTAGAATTTGTTGCTCTTCCCAAGTATATACTTTGTCCGCAGATGAATCACCTCTAGTATTCCAGCCATTATTAATAGAGTTAAGTTTCTTAATCCAAAAAACTTCTTTCCTAGCTAATAGGTCTTTATCTACATAAGTATGTTCTAGTATAGACATTTCAGCGTCTTTATACTTATCGTAAGCCGCCTGAAGTTTAGCAGCTTGAGTACCTGCTTCAAAAGCACTTTTGTGCCTTAAGAAACGTTGCTCAATATTAGATGACTTACCTACATAAGGTAAGCCTCCAATCATAATTTTATAGATGCCGTAACTCATTGATTATACAACCTAGCCGCGTTAGCAGGATTACAAGGATAATTATATTCTTTCATCATAGCGTCAATTGCTAGGGTTGCCCTAACAGAGCCCTCTACTGGAAGTTTAGCTAGCTTACACTTCTCAAACTCGATTGTGTCATTTAAAGTGTTCAGTACTTCTGCGTATTCTTCACTATAGTTACTTTTTAGTGTATCTACTGCTAATTCTAATGCTTCAATTGTACTCATAGTTACTCCAGTCGCGCAAACTCGTCAAACACATAAACCAAT